TCATAATCTAGAGATCGCAGGTTCAAATCCTGCCTCCGCGTCCAATGAATTGGGATTGATGGGTTGCGGCGGCGCATCCCTGAACGGCTGACCGAACAATTCGGGAACTGCTGGTTTCAAGTGCAATCTGAAGAAGTGCGCACACGACCAGTTCAGGAATGCCGGTGGAACAGTTGGGCCGATGGCAGTCGGGAAAGACCGACAACCTTCTATCGAGTTCGAGCGGCTTGGAGTCCACCAAGGGGCGACTGGGAAACATCTTACAACTAGGCTCGGCTCTTGCGGGGGCCGCGCAGTACCGGTCAGAAAAGCCTTGGTCAGGCAGTATGTAGGCGAGAAAGAGTAGCTCCGTCGATGAAGTCTCGCTGCCGCTCGACCACCTGCGGTGGGGCTAAGGGGCTTCGCCTTGACTGGGCGATTGGTTGTGGCAACCGCTGGGAAAGTCTGCTGCATGCAATGCCCTGCGGTGGGGCTAAGCGGCTTCGCCTTGACTGAGCAGAGCGTTGTGACAGGATGCGCTGGCAGTGGCTGCATGCAATGCTTTTGAGGAACAGAAGCGCGATCAAAAAAATCTGGAATTGAAAAAATTGGGTTGACTCCCCTTTATGAAAAGGCTATTCTGCTGCCATAACGACCCGGGCCAAAAATGTGGCATTGACCGCGCAAACTGCACAGACCTCTTTTGCGTGGGGTGTCTTCGCGTAATTGGCCAAATAGCTGCTACTCTCGCACCCCTGGCCCAGGCCAGGGGATTTTTTATTGATTCTTGATGCGGAGCCACGGGGGACATGTGAAACAAACTCAAAAATTTCTGCGCAGCAAACAGTACATCCAGATGCTGTGGGTGCGGTGGATCTACGCAGAGGATACGAGACCATGGCCCGGTTGGGCGATCCAAGAAGCACACAAAAAAAGGTTTGGATGAGTGCGGGTGGCCGAGTGGTCAGGCGCCAGTCTGTGGCACTGGTTTACGCGGGTTCGAATCCCGCCCTGCACCCCAGGATCGGTAAGAGTATGTATGTGAGCTGCTGGAAAATCCGTCAACTGCGCCCTGCCGAAGAGATTCCCGCATGCTGTGAATCCTGCCACCTGGACGATGAGGAGTTTGGATATGATCTCTGTGCAGTTGATGATCCGGAGGGCCACTGCGGCAATCATAGCGGCGGGGTTTGCTGTACAGTTTCGCTTTACTTGGACAAATACCCGTTGACGCAAAAAGAATGGGATCATCTGGAAGATGTAACAGAAGTGGGGCTCTAGCTCATGTTGGGAGAGCACCTGGCCTGCACCCAGGAGGTGGCGGGTTCGAGACCCGCGGGCTCCACCAAAAGTTGAAAGGATGCACAATGCAACTTGTGTGGATGACAAGAGAAGAAGCAATTGGGGAATTTGGGGAAAACCAAGTTGAAGCGGTTGAAATGACCACTTTAATGCGAAGCGGCAAATATCCTGATCGGCAACAGGAAGCCAGTATTGCGAATCCTATTGTCAAAAAGCACTGGAGATTTGATCCTACGTCGGATCAACTCAATAAAATGACGAAAAATCGATAATGGAAAGTAGTTTTTGAAAGGAGGTTTGCCATGACGTAAGTGACCAAAGGATCACCGAAGCATGAGCAGATCGAGACGGCGTCCGTACTCCGCTATTGCTGGAGGCGATAGCGCAAACCTGGATAAAACGACCGCACGCCGTAATGTGCGGCGAAAACAGAACCAATGGCTGAAGACGCTGACGGACTACGACAGCGCGCTGGTGCCGCACAAATATGAATGCTCGTGGAACGATACATACGATTGGGGCCGGGATGGAGCACAATTCCTGATGCTGCCGAGCCATTCTGATTGGCAGACGCACCAGGAGGTTCTTCAAGGACTCTGGAAGGAAAGCCGCTGGACCAGAGGATATGCGACGTGGCCACCGAGGTGGTTCCAGCAGCTGAAAAGAAAATAGAGATTTGCTGGAAAATGGCCAAGTTGGAAAAGCTTCAAGTTCCCGTCCTCTTGGCCGTTTTCCACGCTATAATTGCGCCCATGTATTGGATCTCCCATTACGACCAGTGGTGTTTCCACAGAGTGGAAGCGCTGATGCTTTGGCTGGAAGAGTGGTTATCGATCAGTCAGGAGCGTGCGGAACAGGGCATGATTGCGTTGTACATATTTTTGTATTTAATACCTTCGGATTGGAAGTTAGACATACTGCTTGTCAAGATTGCTTGTTCATTTTCTATGGGAGGCTTGATGTGGGGCCTTCATCGACGTCCAGCCGCTGTGAGGAAATTATGGCAGAGATCCCGATTCTATCCGGGAGTCCGGATTGTGCTGCAGGTCATTTTTGTTTGTATTGCCGGATTTGAGCTTTTGGCAACTCCGCATCGATGGACCGATCTCCTATTGTCTTTCTCACAGATTGTTTACCTGGTTTTTTATTATGCCACCGACATGACGTCGGACGGCGAGCGGGGGCGAAGGCGGAAGTTGGTACTGGCGGAATTGAAAAAGATGTGTGGCACAGAGTGGATACCCAAATTCGTGCCTATGCCACGATAGGAGCAAGATGAAGACTGCGAAAAAAAAAGAAGATCAACCGATGTTTCTTGTTTGCGGTTCTGTTCCTATGTTGAATGCTGATAAGGACGTTTGTTCGCAGTGTGGCGCTATGGTCTGGCCCACGCGTGGCAGCTTGATTTACGCGCGCGAGCGTAAGATTCCGTGCGTTTGTCTTGACTGCTATGCACAGCTGGACGAAATCACTTTTGCCGGATTTATACATCAGGGTTCGATGCTTCGCAAGGACTTGGGAGATAAGCTCTTTGTAAAATTTGAATTGGCACGGATCAAAGAGCGCACAAAGGGAATTTGAGGTAAAATTACGCCCATGAATTCCGAGACAGATGTGGTTCCGATGTGTGCGTGTGGCAAGCCATTGCACTATCAAAGCAAAATCATCGAGAAAATGGTACAGAAGCTGGTAGACGAGCTGGGAGAGAACGTCACGGTTACGTATGGGGCTCGAAGCTGGCTGGTGCCGCGCCATTACATTGCGTTGCACGGCATTGATCCAGAACAAATACGGGAGCGTGGTTTTCCAGAGGTGACCGATGCAGTTGTTTGAAGATACGGCCGAAGATGAGATCCGCCGTTTGCGCAGGATCATTGATAAGCTGGAAACGGAAAAAGGCACACAGATGGTGACGGTGGAGATTGTGCGCAGAGAAAATCCTGCCGGCTATCTTTTTTACATCACGGCACCGACGGTGATGGATGAGGCAGTGTTTGCGCGGGCGATGGCAGAAACGATCACGCGTGCGTTCAGAAAGATCGATGTGAAGATGGAAGGCCCGGACATCCTTGGCGAAGAGTATGCAGCACCACCAAAGAGGATGCAATGAAGACGGAAGAGATGGAAGCATTTGATCAAGTACGCGATGAAGTGGTTCGCAAAGCAGTAGCGATGGCGGACCGGATTCTGTTGGAAGCTTGTTGTGGAAACACGGAAGTGCTCATGCTGCTTACCTGCGATGTGGCGCGAAGTTTTTCAGAAAAGACACTGTTGATGCTGCGTACCGAAGTCTGGAGAAAAGAAATGCTGTGCGAGATTCCACCGGAAGTGCTGAACAAGGGACATTGATAGACGGGGAAGCACCGTTTGCGGTGTGGAGGATTGCATTTGCTATGAAGAAGAAGAGTAGGAGCCTGGCTTGCTTCAAACGCTTCCATGTTCTTCCTGCACGGCTCTTTGCTGCGGCCCGGTGGCGCTTAGCCGTGATCGGCTAGAAAAGATCAAGGCATACGTCCAGACGATGCCAAAAGCCGCACGGAAGCGCCTGGCGGCGCAAGAACGGGATATTGGGGACTGTCGCTTCCTTGATATGTCTAGCCATCGCTGCGCGATTTATGCCGTGCGTCCCTGGATTTGTGGAGCCTTTGGCCGCGTACCGGGGATGCAATGCCCGAAGGTTTCAGAACTGGTTCAGATCATTCCATCCTTTTTGGAGGAGAATCGGCTCGTTGCGGAGTACCAAACCGAAATTGCCTGTGTTTCCAATTTTTTTGATTGGTTGAAGTTGGAATGACACGATGTGCGTCTACTTTGCACCGTTTGTTAAATTTTGTAGGGAAATCTTGACAGTGGAAAACGGGCAGAGTACGGTAATCTCATCTCCATTCGGTGTGCTCTTGCAGCCCAGACTTTTGAAATACGTGATCGTTGTTCGCCAAAAAGCGGGTAATGAGGGGAAGCGTATTTCAGGGTTTGGGCTGCAAGATGCATTTTAAGATTCAGACCTCGGCTCAGGCCGGGGTTTTTTGGTGGAATATGGTATAATTACGCGCATGACGAACCTGCAATTAGCCTTGAGCATCGGTATCCCCTCGTTGTTGGTTCTGGTGGGGATCTTCCTGAACAATGCGCGGTTTAGTGCGATGGACAATCGCTTCACTGCTGTAGATGCTCGTCTTGATCGAATGCAGGCCGATTTGTCGCAATTCTATCGCGACTTGGGCCGGCACGACGCTGATATTATCAATCTGAAAGACCGCCAGCGGAGTGCTTAAAATCTTCAAGATCTTGTTATCCTAAAAAGAACGGGAATGAACGTGACCCCGTAACTCAGTTGGATAGAGTAGCGGTTTCCTAAACCGTTAGTCGCTGGTTCGATCCCAGCCGGGGTCACCAAGCCTTTATCGAATTGCGGCCATGGAATATAGATCACTTATAGACGAAGTTTACTGAACGAGATTTTTGAAAATCTCGTCGTTCGGCGCTCAGAATGTTCTCTTACTTGTACATATACAAGTAGGAGGTTTTTATGAATCGCATTCAGTTTACAAAAAAAGAATTGGAACTTATTCTCTCTATGTTGTGCATAGCTGAAGCAGGCAACGGCGACGGTGATTATGCCAGCTGGAAGGAAGAAAATTTCTGGAAAGCAACGGACTCACTTACCTGGAAGGTGGCAGAATTGCTGCATCGGTTGAAACGTAAAACGCATTAAAGCTAAACAGCCACCAAGTCCTTGTCAAATTTATCCTCCACGATTTTTAGGGTCACTTTTCCCAAAGAAAATCCATACCACGTTCTGTCCAGTGGGAATCTTCCCCGGTGAGGTGGTGGAGATAATGGTAGAGGGAATCCGCCAAAACGTTTTCAACCTTGATGCCGTTGTAGGGTTGGATCTGCTGGCAGAGCGCGAGAAATCTTTTGAAGTGGCCTTGCCTGCGGCAGGAAGCTTCCACTTCAATATTGGCAATATCGAGATAATGACGGAACTTGCCGTCAGAACCAATGTGAAATCCTTTACGCACATACACGGAGATTGGTGCCGAATGGAGCCAAGTAGTTCGTAGGGGAGAAGCAAAAAATGCGTTCAATTTGTCTCTCAAAGCCGTTCTCCTGCTGCTAGAATACGCGTCGAGGAAACCGCAATGCCACGAAAAAAGAAAACCTCTCCAGGTGATCAGGAAACGTGCTGGGCGGAAGAAGCACGCCAAGAGAAGGAAGCACAGGCGGAAAATCGGCGCAAGTTGCTGGCCAAGCTCAGTCCTCAAGCCAGAGAATTTGCGGAGCGCGAGTTTGCCGAGCTGGGACTCTACCAATAAAGGAGACGCGATGAATCTGCCAGGCACGATTCCGGCTGTTGTGTCGAAACGGAATGAGTTTCAACCGGCCGATGAGCTGGTGGAAGAGGTATTGCCGTATCTGCCGGAGCAGTACAAGCAGCCGGCGTTCCGGAAGTGGCTGACAGACTACACGGAGAGGGTGATCCGCAGGGTGGCCAGCCATTTTGCCGTTGCGGCATCGCGAGGCATTGAGCAGGCGGCGGAGCTGCTGTGCGATCCGGAGTTCTACGAGACACGGCGACAGAAGCGCACACGACAGCGGCTGCTATGGAAAGAAGAGCAGGCCAAGCAGGAATGGGAACGGATTGAACGAATGAACTGCCCAACGGCAGAACAGATTGCTGAGCAGGTGCGATGGGCGGAGCGTCAGGTTGCCTATCATCAAGCCGAACTGGAAAAATATGAAAAGAACCTGGAACGGCTGCGGACGCTGGTTCCGAAAAACATCCGGATTGTGCCTTCCAATCGACTGCAGTAAAAAGTCTGGAATGGAGTTGCTAGAGCTGATCGAATCAGGAGTACCCAAAAAGGAAAATTGATGGACTGGGAAGACAGAATAGCGGATCTTGATGAACCGCAAATTATGCTGGTGAGGCATTTGGCAATTGTACGTTCGATACGGCGTTCCATGGGTAAACACGATTTTTACTATTGCGGGCGCGAAGATTTTTTGTTGCGGCATGGCGTTTGGTTTCCGGTGCAGCCTTGGATACATAAAGGTTGGGAAGGAATGCCCAAAGACTGTTATCGCCATGCAGTTGCACTCTGCCGAAAAAAGCGGGGATTGCACTATGTGGAAGGTTCAGCAATCTTTGCGGAGCTTCCACTTGCCGTTGATCATGCCTGGAATACCGATGCAGCGGGCAATCTGATTGATGGTGTATGGCGCAACGAGGGAATCGCTTATTTAGGGGTTCGTTTCCCTAGCAGGATGGCCCGTCAAGCCCTGCTTGATGGCGATACTGTTTTAGATGGTTTACAGAATCGGTATGCACTGTATCGGCAACCCTGGCAAGCCGATGAAGAGCTGCCTGATTAGTTATGAGGCTTATTGTAAAAACAAAAAGTCCAGAATCTGGACTTTTGGCGAAGAGGAAGTGTATATTGCGGGCATGGATTGGCAAGCAGAGTGTCGCAGGATTCACGACGAGGGGCTTTTAAAACTCAACAGAGATGGGTGTCTTCCTTTCCTTTTGCGGTTGTACGACGACAATGGAAGGGCGCTGGGCGAGGATCTGATTCTTCAAGATGGACTCGACGATATTACCCGAAAGCGCTTATTGGTATATGTCTTGGAGATGTTTCCCAAGATTCATTTACCGGCAGCGTTAGTGCAGTCGGATACGCGCGCCGTGAATGGAGTCAAGTTCCGCAAATACTTTGGACTTCCTGCGGTCATGCCTCATGAAGAATTTCAAAAAATCTATGGTCGTATTTTGACGGAAAGGTTTGATGGAACGGCTGCAAACCTTCCGCAGGAAGTGTGGAATGACATGCTTTTTACCACGCTCAAAGGGCCTCAAATTTTGCCGATTAATTACTCAACTTTTTATACAAAGGACGCAACGGGCCAGATCAAAGCGGTGGATACGGTGGGAATGACAGAGTTAGCAAACTATTTTTTGCCGGACTGGTGGAATACCACAATTCAATGATTGCGTTTTTGAACCAGGCGGAGTATATTCCGTCGCGTGGGAGAAGACCTATGACGAAGCTGCACGAATTGCTGGCTGTGCAGAGTAACCTGAGCGGCCAGGCCACGAAAAAGCGCGCAGATTTGAAGACGACTTTTGAAAAGAAGCGTCATCTCTTTGAGGAAACGCGCAAGACCTTCACGTCCAATGACGAACTGGAGAAACCGCAGATCGAAGAGCAGAAGGATATTCAATCGACGGTGATCAGTGAAATCGATTGGATCAAACCATCTTTGGCAAAGGCACTCGATGTGGCTTACCAAGTGGACGTTGCGAATACGCAGGCCAAGGCCGACGTGGTAACGGAAGAGGACGAGATCCTGTTGAAGGATGTGCCCGCGACTACTTTGCTGCAGCTGGAAAAGCGCGTGGCTGAATGGAAAGAATTGATTCAGTCCATTCCCACACTGGACCCGGCAAAAGGTTTCCAGCTGGACGCGGCGCGTGGGAAGGGATATTACAGAGCACGCGATGTGACGAAGCAACGCACGAAGAAGGTGCCGGAAGTGATTACTTTGGCTGCGGCCACCAAGGAGCATCCAGCGCAAACGCAACTGATCCAAGGGGACAAGCCGATTGGCACGATCTTGGAGCAAGAGTGGAGTTCGCTGATCACGCCGGCTACAAAGGCGGAGTTGCTGGATCGCGTAGAAACGTTGCTGCGCGCAGTGGCCAAGGCTCGTTCCAAGGCCAATGACCACGCGGTGGATACTCACGACAAAAAGATTGGCACGGAGCTGCTGGAATTTGTTTTCAAGCCGCTCGCCTAAGAATTTGGGTAGGGCTGAAAGGCTCGATCCAGGCTCAGACTCAGACTTGTGATTCAGACTTAAACCCGGTAGCTGAAAACCGGATCAGATTTTTACCCAAAGGTTTATCGTGGCTAACGATAGCGAACTGGGCGGAACCATATGAACAGAAGGCACGGGTTCGAATCCCGCAGGGCGCCCCAAAAAAATATGCGCCCTTAGCTCAGAGGTAGAGCGTCTGCATCAGAATAAAAGTTCCGGGCTGGTGAGCAAGGCGTGCTGCACAACCCAATCGACTAGCTCAGTTGGGAGAGCGTCTGACTTCTAATCAGAATGTCGCCGGTTCGACTCCGGCGTCGATGATACGGGCCGTCCGCGCGGTAGCGGGCGGCCCATTTAATTTTGCGGCGAAGCCGCTATTGCCTGCGCGGCAAGCGCTATAATTGCGCGCATGGCACACGATCCAGAAAAAACCAGTCAATTTTGGGTGAATGGAGTTGTGGCTGTACGCGACCATAAACCCTACGTGCAGCTTTCGAACGAAAAAGGCATGATCGCTCAATTTTCGATGAGTGATGCGCGGCAGGTGGCGATGGACATTCTGCAGATGGCGGCGCGCACCGAAGCCGATGCCATGATCCTGAAATTCTTTAAAAAATCGGAGTTTCCTGACGGCGCTGCGGCAGCACTGATGCAGGAGTTTCGGGATTTTCGTGCGGATTTGGACCGAGAAGTTGCCGAACGAAGCGAGAACGAATCGGACGCGTGATGGAAGAAGACACCTACTTGGGCGATGGGCTCTATGCCGCCTTTGATGGCTGGCAGATTGAGCTGTATGCCTCCAACGGAATCCGCAAGACAAACCAGGTCTATCTGGAGCCTGCGGTTCTGGCGGCGTTTTTGCGTTACGTGAAAGAGCTGAAGAGCCAATCGAATGATGCGGAGACCGCATGAAAGAGCGTTGGTTTGAAAATTACCGGATGGAATGGATTGAAGAAACCCTGCGCATTTTCGGGTTCATCAACCGGTGCCATCTGATGCGCAAGTTTGATTTGTCGATTGCGCAGGCATCGATTGATCTGCGCAATTTCCGGAGGCTGCACCCCAAAGCAATGATGTACGACAATACGAGAAAACAGTATGTGGTTTGCAAGGATGAGGAAACGAGGAGAGATTCGGAATGATAGATCATTTGACCTACCAGGACAAAACACTTTACGTGTATCCGCAGGATTCTTCGCTGAAGACGACGAAGGCTTTTACCCATGGCAGTATTGTTTTTGACAGTGTGGCGCGGACGGCGGTTTTTGCGAAGCTTCCGCCCGTGGCTCTGCCCGAGGGTCTTCTTTTGGAAAAGGGTTTGAATTTGCAGTTGCGTTTGATGACGATTGGAGGACTGCAGCGGAAACAGAGACGCGAAGGGGTTTTATCCGCCAATGAAAAGCAACCCGGAATTTTGCATATGGGTGGTATGGCGAAGACTCCGCGCCTGTTTCCAGCCGAGGATGGGTGGACGAACGAAATCTACAAGTATCGAGCCTATTTTACGCATCCAGGCATCAATACCAGCATTGACGATGAATCGGAGCAGGGCACCGGATTGCCGCAGTGGCTCAAGGATTGTATTGGGCGGCAAAAGGCATTGTGGAACCGGTTGGCATGGCTCTGCCGCGATGCCCGGCGCAAGTGTTCTCCAGCACCGACGGCAGAGATTATCGAATTTGTGAACAACACGATTTTGCCCGAAATTGATGCCTTCAACCTGATGCTGGGAAGAGCCAGAACCAAGGAAAAGATGCGGCATCCGGCTAAACTGAAGATCGAGATGCCGGGCATTGACGGTTTGTGGAGTTTTGTTGGGGAGCTGCGCGGACGGATTGAAAAGAAACGTGCTGTACCCGATGGATTGCTGGAAAAAGTGGTTGGTTTTGCCGAGCAGTTCAAAGCGGAGTACACGCCGCTGAATGAGTTTATGAACGACTTTGCGGCGATTGCTGAGCGAGAAGCGGTGGCGCTAGGGCTGCGGCGTTTTGAAATCCGGCCAACCGTAGGCGCTTTTAAAGCTGTGCTGGACCGGCGTAAAACCACCAAAGCGCCCTGGTCGGAAGGCTGGCCATTGCTCAAGTATCCAGACAGCCCCAAAGCGGCCAATTGGGGCGTGCATTACTACTTTAACAAAGCCGGAGTGGACTCAACATTGCTTGAGTCCGGAAGTGGCGTACCGGCACTCAGTTTTGGATTACCGTTGCCTCCTTCCGAAACAGGCCACAAAGAGATGACAGGGAAGAGAGTCGAGTACCGGAGGATGCGGGAAGCTACGATTTCTATCCCTGGGGACGAACCGGAGAAAACCCGGCATGATTTCCGCTTTGCGGTGCTGCAACATCGGGCGTTGCCGCCCAACTCTCATTTGAAGGAATGGAAGTTGATCTATCAGGATGGCAAGCTTTGGCTGTGCCTGGTGGTGGAGCTGCAACGACCGGTGCCCAAACCTGCTGCCGTGCTTTCGGCCGGCTTGGAAATTGGCTGGCGGCGCACCGAGGAAGGCATCCGCTTTGCTACGCTCTACGAACCGGCAACCAAGACGATTCGGGAAGCCATGATCGACTTCCAGCGTTCTCCGAAGGATCACAAGGATCGCACAGCCTTCCGCATTGATCTTGGCCCTACCCGCTGGGAGAAGCACCATATTACCGCACTCCATCCCAAGTGGAAGCCAGGAGAGGCGATTCCGGGCATTATTGAGACGCGCATGGCGTTAGCGGCACGCTGCGATTATTTGAAAGACACAGCTAAAATCCTGCTGCGCAAACATTTGGGCGAACGCACTCCGGCGTGGCTGGAAAAGGCTGGGAGTAATGGCTTGCACAAAGTGGCGCTGGAATTCATGGATGACCCAACCGTGCTGGAGATTGTGAACGATTGGGAGAAAAAGAATAAGGAAGTTCGGAAATTGACTTCGGCTTATTTTGATCAAACGACCAAGCGGGTGGAATACGGTCATGCGCAGGTGGCGCACGACATTTGCCGGTATCTGAAAGAGAAGGGAATCGAACGGCTGATTGTGGAGGACAGTTTTCTATCCAAGGTAGCACAACGGCACGATAATGAAGATCCAGAGAGTTTGAAGCGGTCACAGAAATATCGGCAGTTTGTAGCGCCCGCAAAATTCATCGGTATATTGAAAAACACGGCGGTGAAGTATGGATATGCGGTGGAGGCTCACGAGAATATCAACCTCACGCGTATTTGCCATTTCTGCGACCATCTGAATCCGTCGAACGAAAAGGAGAAGTTCAACTGCGAAGGATGTGGACGGGAGATCAAGCAGGATCACAATACGGCCATCAATCTGGTGCGCTTTGACGGCGATCCCGCGTTGGCGGAAAAAGCGTTGCACGGTGGAAGCAAAGAGTAGACTCTTTCCGCGAACCAGGAGCAACCGACAAAATGCGAGAGGTTCGCGGAGAAGCCAGTCTCAACGCAGTTTGAGTGCATCGGGCAGATGCAACAACAGAGTCCCCTTCACGGCTATCAACCGTGAATCGTAGCAATGCAGTTTGAGTGCATCGGGCAGATGCAACTTTATTGTTGTTGACGTTGCATGGCGCAAGAGAAGTAGCAATGCAGTTTGAGTGCATCGGGCAGATGCAACTTACGTGAGCCGGCATTCTGTCGAGTCGCTCTCGTAGCAATGCAGTTTGAGTGCATCGGGCAGATGCAACTTGAAGATGGCGATCCTATCCCTGCACATTGCTCGTAGCAATGCGGTATGAGTGCATCGGGCAGATGCAACTGTTGCTCGATCCAGCGCGCAGCTTCCCCGCCATGGTAGCAATGCGGTATGAGTGCATCGGGCAGATGCAACTAAAACGCATGCTTTTCAATCTCCTTCGACCACTGTAGCAATGCAGTTTGAGTGCATCGGGCAGATGCAACACTTGTCCACCACCAGACCGGGCAGTTCATCGGCCGTAGCAATGCGGTATGAGTGCATCGAACAGATGCAACTGAAAATCTGTCAAGCCCTATTTGCGTTTTTCATGGTAGCAACGTAGTTTAAGTGCATCGAACAGATGCAACATCATAAAATCCCCACTCTGTCAAGAGTACCGCGTAGCAACGCAGTTTAAGTACATCGAACAGATGCAACCTGAAATCTCTCAAACTTGCTTGGGTGATGGAATGTAGCAATGCAGTTTGAGTGCATTAAACAGATCTTTATGCCACCTTTTTTTTGGGCGGACGACCACCGTTATAGTGATCCCGAGGATGGCTCTTGGCCGCTAATTTAGAAAAATATTCTGTGCCATGCTTGCGCACCAGTTTTTTCCCCGCAATCGCCGCAATCTTTGAATAAAACTCCGGATCATCCTTGCTGAGCTTTCCCTCTTTGGCCAGCTTTGGTCTCTTTTCCATGCGCGCAGCATAGGACAAACACAGCTTTGCGTCTACACCATTTTTTACCGTAGACAAAAAAATCAGTTCGGACTATCTCTCAGATTACCCAAGAACGGCGAAGGCGATTCTTATGAGAGATTCCATTGTTCCCCCCATCGAAACAATTACGCCCAAGGCCAAGCAGCGGCAGCAGATTCACGTTTCTGCGCTGAATATGGCGGCAGATTGCGGTCAGCGTTTTCTGTTCCGCTACATTCTGGGCATTAAATCCCCACCGAATGCCTTTTTGCTGGTGGGCAAATCCACGGATGAGTCGGTGACCCAGGATCTTGATCACAAAATCGAGACGGGCGAATTGCTGCGGCGCGAAGATGTGCTGGGAATTTCCGCAGCAAAATTCGATGAGGAACAAAAAAACGAACCTATTGAACTGGACCAGGAAGAAAAAAAAGAGGGCAAAAGCCTTGACCAAGTATTGGGCGAGGCTAAAGACAAGGCGGTTTGTTTGTCCGGATTGCACCATGACGAGGCGGCACCGAAAATTCAGGCGGTGCGTACACGGCGTAGATTTTCCGTGGACATGGATTCTTTTTTGCGCACGCGGGCAAAAGAATTCCATCTGGCGGCCGAGAATATGCCCGATCCATCCGCCGCGAAATTGCTGCATGCCCAGGCACGGTCCCTCAATGCTGCTGCGCGCACGGGAATTGATTTTGTGGGCGAACAGGATGTTCAGGAAATCCAGCACGATGGGGAAAAGGAATTGCTGGTGATTCGCGATACGAAAACATCGGCAAAATCGCCTGTTCCGTCGTTCATGGATGGGAACGATAAAGCGGGAACCGCAGACGATTCCGAACAATTGACCGCCTATGCGATGGCTTCCTATGTGGTGGACAGGAAATTGCCCGACAAAATGGTGCTGGATTATCTGGTCCGGTCAAACGCGGCCAAACCCATGGTGAAATACGTGCCCACGGGGACGACACGGGATATGAATGACGTGCAGGTTTTTTTGAACCGGTTCACAAATTTGATCCATGCCATGAGAACGGGTGTTTTTATGCCAGCAAACCAAAACTGGTGGGGATGCGCAAGTCGTTGGTGCGGATATTTCGATCTGTGCCCATACAGCAAAAAACCGAAGTTGGTACAGATTACAAAAGAGGTGTCGAATGGTTGAAACGGCAATGACAATTGCGAAACCTCAAGGCGCGATTACCCTCAATCAGGATTGGGAGCGCCCGGAGAATCTTGAACTGATTAAACGCACCGTGGCCACGGGCCTCTCGGACGAAGAATTTGCGCTCTTTTGTCATGTGGCGCGGGTGCGCCATCTTGATCCACTGCAGCGGCAGATTCACGCCGTGAAGCGTTCAGCTTGGGACCTAGAAAAAAACGCCTACGTCGAGAAGATGACCATCCAGACGGGTATCGACGGCTATCGCTCGATTGCCAACCGCACGGGCGTCTATATGCCTTCGGAAAAACTTCCCCTGGTAGAAGACAGTGGCAAGGTGGATCTGCGCGTCACTATGTGGGTGAAAAAATTCTCGCAGAATGACAGCGCGTGGCACGAATTTGGCGCAACTGCCTGCTATCGCGAATTTGTGCAGACACGCAAGGATAAGCAAAGCGGCAAATTCGAACCGAATGCGATGTGGGGCAAAATGCCGGTCAATCAGCTGACAAAATGTGCCGAAGCTCTGGCATTGCGTCGGGGCTGGCCAGAAGAGCTGGGCGGCGTCTACGTGGACGAAGAAATGCCGACACAGGAACCTGCCTTCTTGCCTCCAGAAAAGACTGTAGACCACGCTCAGGAGAAAACAAAGCGGGATCTGGGCACGCTCCATGTATCAACCGAGCCCAATCGTGGACACGGCCATGAAGGCACACAGCGGCCTCCAGAACAGGACAATCTTTGTGCGGAATGCCGCGTTTTGAATGGCCATGCGGCTGATTGCAGTTTGCGGAAAAAAAGCGGCAAAAAAAGCAAGCGGGAATCATGGGAGACACAGCCAGGCCACGATCCGAAGATTCACATCTCTTTTGACGATGCAGTCATGCTGTTTGATGTACAGCGCAAACTGAATCTGTCGGAAGACCAGATCAAGGGGCTGCTTGATCGGGAATTTGAGATTCAGCACCGTTACCTGATTCGGCAGGACCAGTTCCAACTTGTTCTTGAAACTATCGGAAAAGAATTTGGAGAAAAGCCGCAAAAAACCAACCAGGAACCACCAGACGAAATGTTTACGGAATAGCGGCAATGGGCTTTTGAAATGTAGAAAACGGTTTTTTCGCCTGCTTTACAGGAAAATTGCGGCCTTCCATGAAATAAGGCCAATCGCTGTGGTAAGTGCGATATGATTTTTCCGTATCAAAAACGGTCTGGAGGAGATAAGTCAATGCGAATGATGGATCAAACTGCGGCTTTCCCGCGCAAGGTGCTGATTGATCAATACAAAACTTTGATCGATGCGGCTGTGAATGCAGCCCTTGGCCCAGATCACTTGCCGCGCGTTGTTGTGGAGGATTTCGATTCCTACAAGTTGGCCGTTCGGGCTGCCAATGCGATTCGAAAATACAGCCAGGATAACCAGCTCACGCTGCGAGTATCGTGCCCGGAAGGCAAGAAAACCATCTATGTTTATAAGGCAGCAACACCAATGAAAAAACGGGAACGGACCAAGAAGCCAAGCGTTCCTGCAAACGAGGAGGCACCTGCTCCGGTACCTGCTTCCCCGGAAGAAGTTGCCTGAAAAAACGAACTTCATTCTGGCAGTCCAGATTCTGGACTGCCTTTCCTTCTGTGCAATTGGCCATTTCCTCGGTAATCGATTCGATATATTTTTATCGTTTTTGTCTTTTTTCCTACGATTTTTGAAATAAATTGTGATTCTCAGTCAAGAAGTGTTGCATTTCGGTTCAAAAAGGGTTAAGTTGTGGAATTTAGAAAGATCTCGATGTTTTGATCCAAACAGGGGAGGAGATTGTGTATGGAATTTAGAACGAACCAGCCACTTGAGCCTCTTATCAATGCCAACGAAGCGGCTGAGTATCTTGGCTTTTCGTCGTTGACTGTGCGTCGGATGGCGCATGAAGGACGCCTGCCTTCCATTGCTTTCCCTATGGGAAGAACAGGTAAATTCACTCATCGTTTTCGTGTCTCCGAACTGCAGACATTTCTAAGCACGCTTGAACGACATGCTGTTTTGGCTGAACGCCAAGACCCCACCTAGAGGGAATAAACACGTAGGGGCCGCTGATTGCGGCCCCTACGTGTTTAGTTTTTAGGCTCCCTGGTATTTTTCATGGTATTTTCGTTATTTAAACTGTAAATAGTTGATAATAAAGATAAATCGGATGCACTTTCAAAAAATTTGGGCAGCTTTTCAATCACTACATTCTCGTTCATTCTCGACGTTCCTCGACGCTTCTTCCGAATATATCTCCCATAAAATCTAACGCTTACAGAAATCTTCTGGCTCGCCTCCTGTTCAATAAGCACAGCGAAGCGTGAAGAGATTCTTTGCGAAACAGCGATTTTTTTATGGTATTTTTAGGGCTGATCGCAAGAAATACCATGTTTTGAAAACATGGTATTTCTAAAAAACACAAAAAGTCGAGGAAAGGCAGTAAACATGGGCACTTTGAGCGAATTGAACAACCTGAAATGCGAGAAAGCCAAGCCGAATCTCAAGCCGTATCGCCTTACCGACCAGCACGGATTGCACCTCCTGATCACCCCCCAGGGAGGCAAATTGTGGCGCTGGAAATACATGTTTGAAGGTAAGCAAAAGGAAATGGCGCTCGGGAAGTACCCAGATATATCACTGGCAAACGCTCGGGTTCTCCACTCCCAGGCTCGGGCTCTCCTGGCAACTGGCGTCGACCCAATGGCCCTTCGGAAAGAAGCCAAAAAAGAAGTCAAGGCCAAACAGGAACTGCAATCCCAAGCAGAAAAAGACAACGGATTCACCTTTGAAGCACTCGCCCGCCAATGGCTGGCGTGGTGGCGAGAAGATAAAAATGCGCGCTATGCCCTCGCTTCTGAACGCCGGTTCGAAACCGACATCTTTCCAGTCATCGGGAAATGGCATCCCAAGAAAATTACCCGCGCCGATATTGTCCGATTGATCCAAGGAGTGGACGGGCGAGGAGTCCACAATGTTGCTCTGCGCGAACTGCAGCACATCAGCCAAGTTTATGAACACGGCATCGATTGCTGTCTTGTCGATGTGAATCCGGCTTCTGGAATCCGGCCGAAACACATCCTGAGCAGAAAGACTGCCCAGAATTTTGCCCGTTTGGAGATAAAAGATGTGCCGGAATTGCTTGGCAAGATCAGAGACTACGGCGGCAATGTGCTAGTCCGGATGGCAATGGAACTGCTCAGCCTGACATTCGTGCGCACTGGAGAACTGATCGGAGGCCGTTGGGAGGAGATCGACTTTGAGAAAAAACAATGGCGCATCCCAGGAGAACGCATGAAGATGAAAACCGTTCATATCGTTCCCCTGGCCAAACAATCCATCCAGCTGCTGGAACAGCTCTACAGAATGACAGGGAATACTCCCTACTTGTTTCCGAAGATCCGGACCCTTCGTTATGAAACCATGTCGCTGAATACGCTTTTGAAAATGCTGGAACGGCTTGGATACAGAAAACGGATGACGGGCCATGGATGGAGAGGAATCGCTTCAACCTGGTTGCGCGAACATGGATACCTTCGGGAATACGTGGAAACACAACTAGCCCACTTGAACGGAAATGCCACGGAACGCGCTTATAACTACGCCCAGTATCTGGATCAACGGGCAGAAATGATGCAAGCGTGGGCGGATGCCCTGGACGAAATGCGTAACAGCATTTCGTCCAGGATACGCCTCGTTGCGTGAAGGCATTTTTTCTTGCATCGTTCAAAAAAACAGCCGGTCCGTGAGAAGAAAATCTCTTGACCGGCTGTTTTTTATTCGCCGTTTTTGTTCATTTAAACCGTAGCTCTACCAATAGTTCTTGTTTCTTAAATCGCAATTGCAAACCCTTAAAAAGCGTGAATAATCGACCTAGATTCTTTCTGGGGTTATCCCAATGAAGAAAAAAATTGAGTTACACGAGCGGCCCATGATTCTGCGCAAAAAACAGGTTCTGGCCATGGTGGGCCTGAGTGCCAGCACCATCTACACCCTCCAAAAAGCAGGCTCCTTTCCCCTGCCCGTCAAATTGAGCCAGCGCGCCACCGGGTGGCTGACCAGCGATATTGAAAACTGGTTGGCGACCAAGGTGGCCGAAAGAGCGGCATAACTCACTTCTAGCAGCGTGCCTTGAGCTACAGATTTTTATTGTGGCTGATGACCCGTTACGCTCTTTTCGCGACGGAGTTGCAGTGCATTGAACAAATGCAACACTGAGGCTGAGGCTATGCGGGTGGCTGCTTATTACAACGAGATCGACACGCTGAAAGCAGAGATTCTGCGAGAAGCAATTCGGGCCAATGCAATTGCACCGGGAGATGTGGATGAACGGAGCATTGTCGATGTCGAGCCAAATGACCTTGTGGGATATACCCAATGCCACTTCTTTGCCGGAGGCGGATTCTGGAGCCTCGCCCTGCGCCAAGCCGGATGGCACGACAACCGGGCAGTGTGGACCGGAAGTTGCCCCTGCCCGAGCTTCAGCGCAGCGGGCAAAGGCGAAGGGTTTGCAGACCCTCGTCACCTCTGGCCTGCTTGGGCACGACTCATCCGCCAGTGTCACCCTACAACAATCTTTGGAGAGCAGGTTAGTGCCGCGATTGGACATGGCTGGCTCGACCTTGTTCAAACTGACCTGGAAGCACAAGAGTACGCCGTTGGGAAGGCGGTACTTGGAGCGTGCAGCGTCGGCGCTCCGCACATCCGTCAACGCCTCTACTTCACCGCCACCTGCGCCACCTGCGGTGGGGCTAATGGCGGCTTCGCCGCTGAGTGCGTGGCCGACGCCGCAGACACACGACGACAAGCTGCGGGGCAATACAGAAGCAGACAACCATTCCTTTCCGCACGACCTGAGCAATGCGGCGACACTGACCGGCTGGCCGAGTCCGCAAGTGAGCGATATGACCGGCGGCGGACAAGCGAAACGTGCGCTCGTTTCGAAGAGACCAAGTGGGATCGCACAATCCTCGAACCTGAACGACTACGCGATGCTGGCGAGCTGGAGCACGCCACGCAGCGAGGACTCGGAATGTGCGGGAGCACATCGGGGGCAAGCGGACACGCTGCACAGTCAAGCGAATTTGGCGGCGTGGGCGACACCGACAGGACCGGCACCGCACGACACAGACCAGACAGCGGGGAAGGCGCGACTGCGCGAGGGCTATGGTCAGGATCTGGCGATTCAGGCGTCCTTGGCGGCGTGGGCGACACCAGCGGAACGGGATTGGAAGGGCGCGAACAGCCATCTTCATGTAACGGAGACGGGTACGGGGCGAATGCACATGGATCAGTTAGCCAATCAAGCGAAACATCTGGCGGGCTGGCCGACGCCGATGGCGGGAACCCCTGCACAGAACGGGAACAACGAAGCGGGGAACAACGACAGCAGCCGCAAGACGGTGGAATTAGCGAGTTGGCCGACGCCAAGGCAGACGGACCCGAAATGCGGGAATATCCAAACGGAGAACTGCACAGGAAGCGACCTGACAAAGTTTACGCAACTGGCGGCGTGGCCGACGCCGAATTGCCCGAATGGTGGCAGGGTGCAATCGGATGCAGTGACGATGAGCCAGCGCAAGCCGGATGGAACGAAAGCACAGGCGGCGCTAGAGAACGTAGCGCAATTGAGCGGCCCGGTCCGCTTAACGGCTTCTGGAGAGGTGCTGACTGGATCGGATGCCGCGATGGAAAGTTCCGGCCAGTTGAATCCGGCACACAGCCGCTGGCTCATGGGTGTGCCGCCCGCGTGGGACGACTTCGCCTCTACGGCGATGCGATCTGTGTTCCAGCGGCGCAAGCGTTTATCGAAAGCTACCTTGAAACGGAGCGCATGAGCGATGAAGGGCACACGAAATGACAAAGTTGCCTGCGTTTCAATTCTATCCGGGAGACTGGCGCAAAGATGTCGGGGTGCAGTCGCTTGATTACTTTGATCGGGGAGTGTGGTGGGAAATGCTTTGCCTGATGCATGAATCCGAACGGCGCGGCGTGCTGGTGCTAAATGGCCAAGCGATGAGCGAAGATGCTTTGGCCCGGCTACTCGGTTTGGATAAGCAAAAGCTAACCACCATCTTAACCGCACTGCTAACCTCGGGAGTTGCAAGCCGTGAAGCGGAGACTGGTGCGATCATGTGCCGGCGTATGGTGCGCGACGAAAAATTGCGCGAAATCCGCACCGAAGCAGGGAAAAAGGGCGGAAATCCCGTTTTGCTTAACCAAAAAACAACCACTGAGGTTAAGCCTGCTCCCAAGCAAAATCCAACCCCTTCAGTTTCATCTTCAACTTCAGTTTCAACTGCAAAAACCAATGCGCCGGAAGGAGCAAAAAACGCTCCTTCCTCGTCCAATGATCTTTTTCCTGAGCTTGTTCAACCAGCAGCGGAAAGCCTCGAAACGCCTGCACTCGACGACGAGATTGCAGTAACCACCAGTGAAAATCCGCTGTGGCTGAAAGCGCTCAAGGAAGTGTTTGCCTATTACCTGGCTGTGATGAAACGCAACCCGAAGACGTACAGCTTTACCGCCTTGCGCAGGCGAAAAGGGCTGATGCGGCTAGAGGAAGCTTTGCGGATTGCAGGGGGCAACTTGGCCAACGCTGTGGAGTTGATGAAGGCGGTAATCGACGAAGTGGCTCTTTCGGACTGGCACATGGGCCGCAATCCGAAGACCGAAGGCAAGGCGTATTGCGAGTGGGAAGATCACATCTTCCGCTCCACCGAGCAATTTGAACACTGGTTACAACGCGCACAGGAACCAAGCGGGAAAGGGGTGGCACGTGGTTGAAGAGACGGGAGTGCAACGGATTGCCGCTGAACGTCGGCGGCAGATTGAAGTAAAGGGCTGGACGGCGGAGCATGACACCGAGCATGGATGCTGCCAGCTGCTTGATGCGGCGATTTGCTATGCAGGCGTTGCCGGAAGCCAAGTGTTGGACGAGGACGGCGGGAAAGAGGCCATGGAAGGCATTTTGGAAGAGTGGCCTTGGGATCGTGTGTGGTGGAAACCTTCCGCAGACCCGGTGCGCAATCTGACCAAGGCGGGAGCACTGATTGCTGCGGAAATCGATCGCATCTTGTATCAGCGGGAGAACGGCGATGAGTGAAGTGAAACAAGTTTTTGTGACGGTGACGATGACGCCGCTGGAATTGAAGCTTTTCCGGCGTGCGCTGGCTAAAGCCGCTGACCAGGATATTTTGGATCGGACACTGGCTTTGCGCAGAATCTGCGAACTGGACCTGCTGCGCTGGGATGCGGAAGACCGTGCAGAGGAAGCGGCGAAGCAGATTGAAAAAGCCAACCGGCCAGTGCGCCGGGTACCGAGGGCAGCATGAGTTTGCCGTGGCATTTGCGGGTTCCGGTGGCGGTTTTTCAACCGATGCAGCATCGGTTGGATGAGCCGCTAGAGTTGCCGCCTGCCATGGAATTTCAACTGCAGCGGCGGATGGTGGTGAGTTATGTGTGCGAAGCGTGTTTGGAGATGAATCTTCCGCTCGATCAGTGCCGGAGCCCGGAGTGGGAATGGAACGACGTGAATGTATCGGCTGGGGTTCCGGAAGAGGTGGTTCATTGGGCGGAGCAACATGCGTATCTGCACATGCGGCTTGAGGAGTCGGGGCGCAGAAAGGAAGCGGCAAGAAGATGACGGCATTTGACCCGATGTTTATGGAGCGGGAAAGGGAGAAAGCTCTTCGTAAAAAGCATAAAAATTCCCGCTGTGCCTACTATGCGCGACGGTTTGGTTTGAGTGAATTACAACAGCACAACTTACTGCGAACGGCTATTCAAGTAGACCAATTGGATCGATGCAGGGACGATGCGGCGCGGCGGCTGATTCTGGGTATATCGAAATGAAAGAAGTGCAGCATGTTTGAATTCAAACCGACGTTCGATCAGGTGTATGCCTACTTCAGCTATCGTTTGCCGATGGAGCGGCTGACGAAGCGCGATGCGCTGAGCGTGCATTGCCCCTTCCATGAAGACAAGAATCCGTCGATGAGTTTGAACCTGGCCAAGGGGATTTGGAACTGCCATTCCTGCGGGAAGGCAGGCGGCGTGCTGGATTTTGAACGCATGATGATGGCCACCGATTCCGAGACGGCGTGGAGCGAGATCTACCGCATCATGGGCATGGAACGGCCGAAGACAAGCCGCACGCTGGTGAAGGTGTACGACTACACCGATGTGACTGGGAAAGTGCTTTACCAGAAGCTGCGCTACGAGCCGAAAGAATTCAGCCAGCGGCAACCGGATGGCAATGGCGGCTGGTGGTACAACCTGCACGGCGTAAAGAAGGTGCTCTACAAATTACCCGATGTGGTGACGGCCAAAGTGGTGTTCGTGGTGGAAGGCGAGAAGGATGCGGACAACCTTAGATTGGCTCTGACAGTGGCGGACGTGAAGGACGTAGCTGTGACGACCACCTTTGATGGCGCCGGGCACTGGAAGCCGGAATATGCGCCGTACTTTACTGGCCGCATGGTGGTGGTGTTGCGCGACAACGATGCCAAGGGCAAGGCGCATCAGCAAACGGTTTGTGCCAGCGTAAAACCGTATGCCGCAAAGGTAAAAGCGGTGGAGCTGCCGGATGTGCCAGCGAAGGAAGACATCAGCTGGTGGCTGGCATCGGGACACAGTGTCAAAGATCTGCTGGCACTGGTGAAGGCCACGCCGTTGTGGGAGCCGGAGAAGACGGAGCATGTGCTGCTTGAAGAGATGCGCGACTTTTTAGATCGCGCACCTGCGGAGATTGACTGGCTGGTAGAAGATCTGATTCCGGTGAGAACGCGCGGACTGATGGTGGCTGATCCGAAGGTGGGAAAAAGTCCGCTGGCATTGGACCTGGCATTGGCGCTGGCATCGGGCTCCAGCTGGCTTGGTCATGTGGTGCCGCAACGGCGGCGGGTGGCATTGATCAGCCGCGAAGATTCTCCGCAGGAAACCGGGCGCCGGTTGAGACTCTTCTCCGAAGGGACCGAAGCACGAAGAGCCTACAACTGGGGACAGATTTGGGTGAACACGATGGCGCACTCACCGATGCTGCATGTGGACAACCTGGAGCAGGTGGATGCGCTGATCAAAGAGCTGAAGATGGAGCAATTCGATCTGGCCATTTTTGATGTGTTCAGCGAGCTGCACTCGGGGGACGAGAACGACAACACGGTGATGGCGGGCGTGCTGGCGGCGTTGACCCGCATTCAGGTGGAAGCGCGTTGCGGCGTGTTGCTGCTGCACCATCTTTCGAAGGCGCAATCGGGCAACGTCTTCCGCGATGCGCGGGGGGCAGGCGCGATTCATGGCTGGACGGAGTGGGGTGTGGGCTTGACGGTGGTGGATGAAACGTTGCCGCGCAGAGAGTGGGTGCGCAAGGTGGACTTTGAACTGAAATACGCCTGTCCGGCCGACGAAGTGTACTTCATGATTGTGGGCGATGAAGAGGCGCTGCGGATCGAGCTGACGGAGAGACAGGAATCCGCGAGAAAACCGCGCAAGGCCAAGGTGCAGGCGATTGTGGGCGCATACGACGGACGAAGCCGCGCTGCGGGAGATAACTAGAGAGCAGAGAGCAGAGATGGGCTATCGAATTTTAGAAGGCGATGTGATGGAGCAACTGCGCACTATGACGGCGGAAAGCGTTCAGTGCGTGGTGACCTCGCCACCCTATTGGGGTTTGCGTGACTACGGCACAGGAACGTGGAAGGGTGGCGATGCAGAATGCAAGCATGTGGCTTCTACGATTCGAACCGGATTGGGGCTGGCGGCGCTTGGGGAACGATTCCGGGGCGGTGGCCACAAGCAGGGCGATGTGACCGAACTTCAATTTAGCGACGTATGCGCACATTGCGGTGCGGTGCGTGTAGATCAACAGATTGGACTCGAAAAAACGCCTGAAGAATATGTTGCCAAGATGGTTGCGGTGTTTTGCGAAGTGCGGCGCGTGTTGCGCGGGGATGGAACCTGCTGGATGAATATGGGCGATTGCTATTCTGGGGGGCATACAACCTATGCAGGTGATCAGGCGAAATGGCAGCACGGAGAATATCCGGGCAGACAAGAAGTCGGTCAACCCAATTATGGAATTCCTGCAAAAAATCTGGTAGGTATGCCGTGGATGCTGGCATTCGCTTTACGCACCGATGGTTGGTATCTGCGCCAAGACATTATCTGGGAAAAGCCCAACCCGATGCCAGAAAGCGTGCGGGATCGCTGCACGAAAAGCCATGAATATCTATTTCTGTTAACCAAGTCGCAGCGGTATTTCTACGACCAAGTAGCAATCAGCGAACCGGTGACCGGGAATGCACATGTGCGCGGCAATGGCGTGAACCCGAAAGCCAGCCAGTGGAAGACGCCGGATGGATGGGATACCAGTACAGGAAACGGTAGCCACGGATCATTTCACAAAGAAGGTCGTGAAGATGGGGTTATTGGATACAAGCCTAAATTGCGGTCATTGGGCGAAAAAGGATCACAAGCAAACCCTGAAGAGGTTCGCAGTGCGCGTGGTGTAGCGTTTGGTCGCGGCGCTGGTTGGCGCAAGGCTGGCCACATCAAGCAAAACGAAAGCTTCAGTGCGGCAGTGAAGGATCTTGTAGAAATGCGGAACAAGCGCAGCGTATGGACAATTGCAACACAGCCCTTTCCTGAAGCACATTTTGCTACTTATCCAGAAAAGCTGGTGGAACCTTGCATTCTGGCTGGTAGCAGAGAAGGCGATACAGTGCTGGACCCATTTGTCGGTTCGGGAACTACGGGCGTAGTGGCGCTCCGCTATGGCAGAAATTTCATTGGCATCGAGTTGAATTCAGATTATGCGGCAATGGCACGGCGACGGATTGAGGCTGACGCGCCGCTGTTCAACAAACCGACAAGCGAAGAAGGATGGGCGGAGGAGGCGGGATGACAGCAGAACCAGAAACACCGGAGACAATCGCCTTCCGGATTGTGGAAGAAGGTCCGCACATTGCCAAGCTGCTGGTGCTGGCGGTGCGCAAAGACGGGTCGAGCTTTTCTTTGGACAACGGATTGACGGTGGACGAGGCCAAGACTATGGCGATTCACTTCCACTCCTGGGTAGACAAATGCATGGGACGGGAAGAGGAAAAGGAATAGGCAGGCAACCGAAACAGGGAGGGGCATGATGGAAACCGGAATGGTGGAAAGAAGCGAACAAAATCTGGTGGTGATGATGGGAAATGTGCTAGAGGGAGAGTTTGAAACTCCAAGTGAAATGAGCTTGGACCAACAACTACGAGAAAGTGATCGAACCCTGGTGGACGCATGGGTGGGATTGACGAAGCGGTCGATGCTGATTGGGTGGGAAGGCGCGTTCATCAAACGCCACAACGGGTGGCAACGGCTGGGGTATGCCGATGAAAAACATTATCGCGCGACCCGTGTAGCAAACGGCATTGCGCGTTCTACGTGGTACAAGATGGTGGGTTTGGCAGAGCGGTTTTCAGAACTGAGTCGGGAGCAATTTCTCTCGATGACGATTGAAAATGCCGAGCAACTGGCGGAGGCACCGCAGAGCGTGCGGCGTGATCCGGAATTGATTGATGCCGCGGCGGAGATGACGGTACGGGATTTTGAAAGCGAACTGGTGCGCCGGGCGGCGTTGAACGAGAACAAGCCTCCCAGCGAAGTATACGTCACGATCAAATGGCGCATTAAACAGGCGCAGCGCGAGGTGATTGAACGCGGATTGGAAGACTGGCAGCACGAACACGGCATCGACGATCCGGGATATGCGCTGGAGCTGATGATTGCCGAATATCGTGAGCGGGTTACGCTGGTGGGCTTTATTGCAGAGTCGATTCCTCGTTTAACGCAGGCCGTGGTGGCAGCGCACTCGGTGGAAGAGCTGGAAGAATTGCGCCGATTGATGGCAGCACACATTCACGAGATGGGCGAGATTTTGCGGTTGTGCTGCGGAGAGGCGGGAAGCGATGAGGAAGCAGCGTAAAAGCAGCTGCTGGAGGATATGAGGATGAGAGAGCGCATTGTGTTTCCGGGACGACGGCTAGGCCGGAAGGCGATTAAAACCGATACGCGCACGCTACGGCTGGCGCGCTATTTGACGCCAACGTTGCCCGCGCCTCCAACGGCGCAGGACTGGACCAAGGGCATCACGGCTTGGGGGATGATGCTGAACGACCAGCTAGGCGATTGCACGATTGCCGGGCGACAGCATGCCATTCAAGTATGGTCGGCAAACTTGGGAAATGAAGTGACGCTGCCGGATGCGGACGCTTTGACCGCTTACGAACAATGGTGCGGTTACGTGGACGGCGATGCTTCGACGGACAACGGCGGCGTGGAGCTGGATGTGTTGACGGACTGGAAACAGAAAGGCGCTGCGCTGGATGGTCACGAACTGACGGGATTTGCCGCCGCCAATGTGACGAACCTGACGGAGATCCGGCAGGCGATTGCATTGTTTGGCGGTGTGTACATCGGAGTGAGTTTACCGCTGAGCGCACAGCAGCAGACCGTATGGGATGTGGTGCCGGACGATGGCAGCGGCGATACTGCGGCGGGGAGCTGGGGTGGCCACTGCGTGTTTGTGCCGAAGTACGATGCCTCCAGCTTTACCTGCGTTAGCTGGGGTGAGCTGCTACCGATGACAACGGCTTTTTGGAATGCATATTGCGATGAAGCCTATGCGCTGTTCAGTCCGGATTGGCTGGCCAACGGAATGGCACCTTCCGGTTTTGATGCGGCGCAGCTGGCGGCGGATTTGAAAGCAATTGATTAGAACAAGGCTCTGGAGAACCTTTATTGTCCTGCATCTCCTGCTGCCGTAGGAACGGAAGGATAAGCGATTGGTAAGGATTGCGAAGTTCTTCCGCAGGGACGATTCAAGCAGTTTTTAGCGTTTGCTAAAAACTGTGTTTTTTGAAAGAGGGGACTGAATAAGAAACCTCAGTCCCCTGCTTTTTTGATGGCTAGATGCAAGAAGGAACCATGAAAGAAAAACTGCCGTGGGGAATCCGGTATGACGATGGCCGCGAGGTTTGCAACCTATTGACCAAGGCGGGCCGGGATGAATACGCACGCCGATTGCGCATGATGTGGTTGCGGCAAAAAAAGCGGTGTTGCCTGGAAGGAAAGATCGAAGATTGTCCGGGTGCGTTGAAGCTGGCGGATGCCACCTTTGAGCATCAGGATGGGCGAGGCATGGATGCCGGGCACCGCGATGACCGGATTGAAAAGCTTAATCCATTGACCGGAAAAATGAAGCCCTATAACGGCGCCGCACACGCCTGGTGCAACTCAAAAAAAGGCAGTGTGCGGATGGATTACAACGAAGTGCCTTGAGGTTACGATGACGCTCAAAAAGATGTATGTATGCAGCGTGTGTGGAGCGGAACGCAAAGATGCGAATCATTGGTTTGTGCTGACGGAGACCAAGGCCGGATTCCATTTGCAGAGTTGGGAATGGGCAGTGCGGGAAGAGATGTTGGACGAGGAAGGCACCGAACATCTTTGCGGGCAAGTATGCGCACACAAACTCCTGGACCGGTTCATGAGCGGAGCTGCGACAGGAGAAAGGGACGAAGGGTGACAGAGAGGATGAAGCTATATCTGCTGATTGTTGCATGTGGGACGTTGCTAGCCTTCAACTACTTCTGTGTGGATGCGATTTTTGAGGCAATGAACTATCGCAGTACCGTCAGCTTCTTTACGGGGTTGGGAGGGCTGCTCCTGTTGTTATGGACGGACACTCTGATCGCGATCCGTGTAGTAAGAAAACCTCAACCAAAAGGTGTTCCCCCGGATAAGGCGAATTCGTCGACGGGGAGTTAAATAAGTTCCTCAAAGGAAGGGAGAAGATGATGCCTAATTTTGCCAATGTATTATCGGCGGTGCGGGATCGCACTATGAATCCGTCCAATCCTTCAACCCCTGGCGGAAACGGATTGATCACAGCGCCTTCTACGCAAGAGATTCAACGGCTGCTGCCGCAGGCAACAGTGCGGACCGAGGACGCGATGGAGACCGCCCACCTGAGCCTGCTGGAGCAGATGTATCGGACGCAGGAGCAGGCGCAGTCAAATCCGTTTTACAGCATTTCTGCCACTGCGGTAGATCCTCATGCTGTGTCTGATTATTCTTACTGGTACTACCTACCCAATTCTCCGAGTTACGGAGGCATTCAGCGTTCATCTATGGTGCAGCCAGCGCACAGCACTGTGATGGATTGGCCCGAGACGACCGGGTTACCTGCAGAGGAGCCGCCTACGCCCGTGGAGGCACCGGAACGGACGATGCTCAAGCGGGTGCCGGTGGAAGTGGAAGCGATCGACTTGAATGATCCGCGCAAGAAGCTAGCGACCGAGGCCGAAATGCTGCTTGGCTATATGCCGCTGGCGAAAGAGCTGCACACACCAGGAATGCTGAAGTGTGCGCTGGCGAAACTGGAGATTACCATTCTTGAAGAAAAGAGCGTGTTTGCTTATAAGAAGCAGATGGCGGAGCATTACCGGACAACAGACAAATTGGTGGACCCGACCTGGCGGGTTACATCTTTAAAGGAATACACAGAGCAGGTGCCGGAATTTGTGTTGCAAAAGGCGGTAGAAATCAAGCGCGAACTGCCCGAAGCGATGTTCTACGTGGAACAATTGGCGCAAGATCCGTTTTTGATTGTGACGCTGGAGCCTTTGACGGATTTTGTGTCGCATGAGCGCACCTTGGAGCGTGAATTGGACCCGGAAACGGCGGCCTATGTTGAAGTCTGGTCAGAACCGAAGTTTGAAGCTATGATGTAAGAACCAAAGAAGTAAGGGCCAAAGACGGGGGAAGGGACAGGATTTTGTCCGGTTGATTCCTTCGTCTTTGGTTCTCCTCTTCTGCTTTAGGGTTGTTGACTAAAGAGATGCGCGTAAAATTTTTGTGGACAAATGGCGGCTTTGTTCTTAAAGTATGGGCGTTCACCCTTTTTGAACCTTTTTGGGGATGAACCAACAGGAGATCAATATGCGAAATACGACCATGAGAGACAAATTGGAAACGATTTTGAGTTCTGGCGTAAGCACAGAGATCAAAGTTGAATCCGACAATCATGTGGTTTGGGGAGGGAAAGTGGCTCGACAAAAAGCCGCGAAAGAAGTGAAAAAGAAATCAGCCCCAGCCTTCATTGCTCCTTCCGTTTCTCAAAACCCTTTTAAAGATGTGGCACTGGTTGGACCGCGTTATATAGTACCGCCGAAAAGAAAAAATCCATTTGCAGTTCATGTTTATCCGGTTGTTACTTCTGAAGAACCAAACCTTGAAACACAGCCAGAAGAGATAAAAACCGTTCTTCTTGAGTCTGAAAGTGCAGTTGTTTTAGAACCGATTTCTGTTCCGGAACCTGTGCCGACTCCTGCACCGAAAGTCTTTGTGGTGCCCGACCATACTTCTCACAAACCAGCTGCACCGAAAGTGATTAACCAAGCACCCGAAAAAGTTGTTCGCCAAGAAGAAATTGCCATTGCGGAAGCTATAGTTGCGGAAGCTATAGTTGCGGAAGCTGTCGTTGAGGAAACTGCGGTAGAGGAAACTGCGGTTGAGGAAGCTGTAGTTGAGGAACTTGCAGAAGAAGAGCTTGTTGTGGAAGAGCCTGTTGCGACTCTTTTGGAAATGCCTGCGCTTGAAAGCATCTCCGAAGAGAAAAAGGGAATCATCTACGAGGATGCTCCGCCGACGATTTCACTGCCTCCGAATCTTACTTGGCTCGACCAAAGCACGCCGTTTGGCGGGGAACTGACTCAGATGGTGGATAAATTGCGATCCGCAAAGACCAACGTTGGTTTTATGCTGGAGCAGTCGATTAGACGCCAAAAGGATCTGAGAGGACAGCTTGCAGGTTTACAAGAACGGCTGGATAAAGAAGAGTATTTTGGGGAACAACAGAAAGATAGCTTGAAACAGTTGGACGAAGTGATTGCCGCCTGCGCGCTGGTGGCGGAACAGAGTGCACCGATTGAATCTATTTTGCAGCAGATGACAAATGCTGTGCACAAAAAGCATCCAGAAAAAGAAAAGAGAGGATCGCGGCGATCCTACAAAATGTCAGCCGACGACAAAACAGTATGCCACAGCGTTGATGTCGTTGAATTTTTCAAGACTCATCCTGGCCGCAACTGGAGCGTGCAAGAGATCATTTGTGAATTGCCGGCGATGAAACGGGATAGCGCCAAACAAAACCTCTATGCGCATTTGTCTTATATGGTGCAGAAAGGAACCCTGCAACGAATAGGCTCCGGAGTGTATCGAGCGCTTGAAAGTTAAACGGCGCCTTACTCCACAAGTTTAAAAAAAGGAACGGCAAATGGATGAAGAAATTGATCCCGAAATGTGGGTTGGGACTTATGTCTTGGATGAACAGGGCGATCCGCAAATGGAACAAGACATTTTGACGTGGGCGCAATGGTACTCCACCGCAGACACACAAGTGGCTTTGTCGGAGTTTGCTTGGGGACGGGTGTCGACGATCTTTCTTGGAATTGACATGAGCAACTTGCCGGTAGCCCACAGTTCAACTTATCGACCGATTTTGTGGGAGACGATGGTTTTTCTTTGCTGCGAGGAGGAAGCTCCAGCAGATTTAAAAGCTCGCAATCCTCGTCTTCAAGCTGAGAAATTCAAGCAACAGCGTTACCGATCACGGAAGGACGCGTTAGAAGGCCATCGTCAAATGGTGGAAGAATGCCTTGCGGCAGTGGATCATGCCGTGGATCGCATCCCTATTACGTCGGCATAAAAAGCGAAGGCGCGATGAGCGCCTTCGCGGGGAATGGACACTTATTTTTTCTTTGGGTCTTCTGCATCAAGAGATTTGAAAAAACGAAAGATGGTTGCTTTGGAAACGCCGCATTTCTCAGCGATAGATTGATACGACATCTTTTTTTTCTGGCTGCGAAGAGAAAGCGCGAGTTTTTCATCGAAGACCACCGCAGGGCGTCCAGGGCCGAAATAGCCTTTGGAACCAGGTTTGTTGGTTTGACGCTGATCTTCAAGGCCAGCACGCGTCCGGTGGCTGATATAGAAACTGTTTTGTTGAGCCAATGTGGCAAGAAGAGAAGTAACAGTGTCTTTGAGATTGTTGCAGGTATTCAGGTGCGGCTCAGTATAGGAACAAAAACGAACCCCCCAAGAAGAGAGCCGATGCAGCAATAACACGGTTTTTGCCGTGTTTTGCTGGGATAATCCCGACAACGACCAAAAAACGAGAATATCAAAACGATGCTTGGCGGCATCGGAGAGCATCTGTTCGTAGGCAGGAAGATGCGGTTTACTGAGCTGTTCAGTATCACAATAAACACGAAACGCATGCCAGCCATTTTGAGTGATTAGAGCGTTCATCTGTTGAAGGTGTTCTTCTGCCTTCTTTGGGTTGAGACTAGGGGATTTGCGAAAATAGACTGAAGCGTTTTCCATCAACATTTCCTTTTCCCAAAACGTTGCACCAAGCAGAGAGATTTGCAACGGCCGTAATAGGCACATTGTACCCTATAAATAGGGCGTCTGTACCTATATATTTGGCAGATAAAGGCTGATCAGTTACATTGGTTGAGTGATCATCGAAGGCAAAATCCTGGTGTGCGATGTTTGTAAGGCCAAGAAGGTCTACGACGAAAGCAAAGCTTTGCCTCCGCGGTGTTGGAATCGAAAGTGCCGGAGTTGGCGATGGAACACTGAAGGTGAAGACCGACGCACTTGGCCAAGAGTAAAGCCAACCTCACGTAATTAAAGTGCATCGGAGAGATGCAACGCAGTTGGTGGCTAGCGTTGGCAGGCCGTAGGTGTGTCTTCATGGAGTTGAAGTGCATCGGGCAGATGCAACGCAACAAGGCTCCAACAGAAGCTTGCAGGTCTATACGGTCTCAACGCAGGTAAAGTGCATCGCGTAGATGCAACCCTTGTATGTGTTGGTAAATCGGCTAGCCTAGCCGTTTCAGCACAGGTAAAGTGCATCGGGGAGATGCAACTGGGATTGGGGAGTTCAACCATTCCTTTATTGGGATCGCAACGGGTTTAAAGTGCATCGTGCAGATGCAACCTTGCACCACACACGCAAAACAGGGTGTCCGTCAGTAGTCACGAAGTAGAGTGCATCGAGTAGATGCAACCCTTGTATGTTGGTAAATCAACCGATCTAGCCATTTCAACGCAAGTAAAGTGCATCGGGGAGATGCAACAGCAGCGTCTCAGTGTCGTTCTTATCCTGAAGCGGTGGCGATGCAAGTAGAGTGCATCGGACAGATGCAACTTGCTACTCTTCCACGTCTTACAAATCTTCCCCCGTTCGCCCAGTCAAGGCGAAGCCTTTTGGCCCCACCGCAGGGCATTGCATGCAGCAAACTTCCCCAGCCATTGCCACGATCAATAGCCCAGTCAAGGCGAAGCCCTTTGGCCCCACCGCAGGGCATTGCATGCAGCGGACTTTCCGAGCGATTGCCACTACCAATAGCCCAGTCAAGGCGAAGCCCATTGGCCCCACCGCAGGTGGGGGGGTAAAAAAATTGCGTGCATTGGACAAAAAGCTGGATACAATGACTTTTTATGTGGTTTTTCTGGTTCAAAATGGATACTGTTATTGGAATAAAAATTGGGGGCATGAAAAACGGTTTCCAAACCAGCAGGCTGTACGGTCGGTTTGGCTGGAAGAAAAGCCGATGAGGCGAGAGGAACGACGATGAAAGAGGATGTGAAACTCCTGATGGATTTGCGCGAATTGCGGCATGAGGCTGGAGTTCAGGCTTCCCAAGTCAGCGCGAAATCGGGCATTGCGCGGTCGAGCTATCTGGAGATAGAAAATGGTCGCAGGCCGAGTTTGGATACGGCGCTGAAGCTGGCTCGCTATTTGCAGATCCATGTGGACGAGATCTGGGGGCTGGTGGAGGACTCCGAGGAACTGGAGAAAGAGAAGAAAAATGCAGGAAGCCGAAAATAGTTGTGGTAGCCAAAGGCTGGCATTCCTTGAAGCGTATATCGCAGAGCTAGAGCAAGAGGTGAGCGAGAAAGATGCCCTGCGCACGCACTTAGAGACGATTTTAAGTGAGATGACCGATGCTTTACAAAGTGGGCCATTGAGCAATGATTCGTGGTCTTGGCTGGGGCTTGCACAACAAGCGGAAAAGTTGCGCACGCTGTTAAAAAGTGCCGTAGAAGTTCTTGGAAATTATCAAAACGGAAAAAGATCAGCAGGCCGTGCGGCAGAAGTTGCGGATCATTGCAAGGCTGTACTCCATAACGAAAATGCGGTGGTGACAGAGTTTGCAAAAGACTATGACTGGAGATTGATTACTCGGGAAAATCTTCCCGGTTTTGATGACTTGTTGTTGCAGGATATGAACCCTCCGTATGGTGAGTGGTGTGTATCGAACAAGCATTACCGGTATCAGGTGAGTTATGAAGGATGGATGCGTTCGGGTTTTCGATGGTATGCCAAAATGCGATTGCCGGAAGACTGGACCAAACCGTCTGACGGATTGAGTGCGGGAGCCGAAGAGTGAAAACGATCATCGCCGGCAGTCGATCCATTACCGATATGCAACAGCTTCATGCTGCGATTCGGGCGTGCGGTTTTGAAATCACGGAAGTCGTTTGTGGCGAAGCACGAGGCGTAGACAAGATGGGGCGCTGGTGGGCCGAGCAGCATTCGATTCCGGTGGTCAGCTTTCCCGCCCGCTGGCAAGAGGACGGGCATAGCGCAGGCTATCAGCGGAATGTGCGCATGGCGGACTACGCCGACGCTTTGATTGCGTTGTGGAATGGGAAAAGCCCAGGAACCCGACACATGATTAAGATTGCCCAGGAAAAAGAACTGAAAGTGTACGTCCACACAGTGGGAAAGACGAATGTATGAAGAACCTTGTTTCTATCGCCCAGCCTTCGAGCCGTCGGCCGATCAGCTTTTCCTCCAGCAGCATTGAAGGCATTGAAAATGGAACGATCACGCACACCCATCGGTTGCTTTATCCGCAACCGGAAAACACGAAATCCTTGATACAAGACACCATGGCGCGTCTTAATTGGTACGATGCCAAAGATAAAAACCAGAACTGGCGTTGTCCTTATGGGCTTCCGGGAGACCAGTTGTGGGTACGGCAGATGTGGGCACGGGTAGAGCCCTATCCGATGGAGCTTGAAGACTACCGGATGCCACTAGACTGGCGCGTGGAAAAGACGCCAGATTTACAACCCTATTGGCGCGAACGAATCATCTTCTATTCGGATTTTCCAGGCAAAGAACCGGAAGAGTGTGGGCGGGGAGCTTCGGATAATTTGTGGCGCACGCCGACCACGATGCCGCGGTGGGCAGCGCGCTTATGGTTGAAAGTCACCAAGATCAAGATTCTACGTTTGCAGGCGATTCGTTTGGAAGATGTTCTTGCCGATGGTTTGAAGCAGACCGATTGGGAGGAGAACGCTTGGGCGTGGTCGGTTTCGTTCAAGAAGATCGAAGCGCAGAAAGACGGCAACCAGGATGAGTATAGTTCGTAAATGGATTTTCGTTTTTGGCTCGAATTGCAAAGGCATTCACGGTGCGGGTACGGCGCGGATCGCAGTAGAAAGTTACGGTGCGCAATGGGGCGTGGGTGAAGGCCGAACAGGCGATGCTTACGCCATTCCGACCAAGGAAACGCCGTATAAAGTAAGGCATCTGATGGATATTCATGTCAGCGTGGATCTGTTTCTGGAATACGCGCGGGCTCATTCGGAGTTGGATTTTAAAGTTGTGCGTGTGGGCTGCGGTTTAGCAGGATTCATCGACGAACAGATTGCTCCGTTCTTTGCTGGTGCGCCAAAAAACTGTTGGTTTGACCCACGGTGGGAGAAGTACGGACTGAAACCGTGGAGCGCGGTGGAATGATTCAAATAGTACCTTTTGAATTTTTTCCATGTGTTTAGTATCCATAAGATTTGTGGAGGCGTTAAGATGATTCCTAATGAAAATGCAGCTCCCGACGAGTCCAGTTCGACCAGTTTGGAGACTTTAAGAGGCGAGGAAGACACGATGGAATCAAAACCGGAAAGTTTCGTTTGTCCTGAATGCCAGAAGGCGGGGAAGAAAGTGGCTTTTGGGGACAAGCGTGGTTTGGGAGCACATCGCCACGCAAAACACGGCGTTGCCGGGGTTGCTCCTTCTACCTTGGCTTATCACCAGAAGCACAACAAGAAGGTGGAAAACAAGAAGGTGGAAAACAAGAAGGTGGAAAAACCAATTCCTGCGAAAAAGTCACATCATCCTGTGAAAGCCAAACCGGAAGTGACGGCACCGACTGCGAAGGCGCTGGTGGTGCAGAAGCGTGTGGATCAGTCTCCGATTTCAGCGGCTTTGATGGGCTATGCAATGGGACGGCTGGAAAGCCTGGCTGAACAGATTGCCCGCGAAAACGGATTGCCGGAAAAAGAGTTTGTCCGGGTTGTTTCTTCCAACTTGGCCGATCTGGCAAAACGATAAAAACAGTTTTCCGCTGTTCGTTCGTCGCCTTTTGCCAGAAGCGAACAGCGGAAAGCCGTCGCACTGCGAGCGGTGCGTGGATTGAAACGATGGAAAACGATTCTCCGAACCGTCCACGAATGGAACTGTCGCAATGGGTGATCTACGCACATCCACGGGATTATCCGGACAAGTATGTGATGCGCCGTTGGGATATCTCAGGAAGCGTAATGATAGCAACCGATGAAACAGCCTTTGCCGATACGCTTGCGGAGATCCGCGAATGTGTGCCGCAAGGGCTTTTCCGGTTGGAACGCTTTGAAAACGACGACCCCTGTATTGTCGAGGTTTGGCTGTGAAGAAAGAAGACGATAAGCGTGTTGGCATACTTGCTGTCGAGATTCTAGAGGCAAAACCCAATTCGATGTTTACCGAAGAACAGCGTGCAACTGTTCGTTTTTTACGTTTTAACCGAAGAGTGCGATGTGCGGAGTGTGGTAAACGGCTTAAAGTGATGTGGACCATGCTGTGTGAATTCTATGCGTATGACTTCAATGCGCCAGGGCCAGTGATGCTGAAACCAGAGAAAAAACATGCGCCATTGACAGCGGTTTGCGGGGATCATCCTTTGGCGCCTGCATGGCCTAAAGAAATTCCAGTGAAGACTTTGGCTAAAGCGGAGAGTTGCGGATGAAATGCCTTCATTGTGGCGAAGAGATCGCAATTGGTGATCAGATCATCTCTACAAACAATGGCAAGGACGCAATGCATAAGAACTGTGGATTGCGGGGTGTGATTGGTTCAGTAGCGCACTTGGAGCGTCGGTGTTCTTGTTTTATTCCAGGAGCGATGGAAGGCGATCCGCCAGGCATGACGCGCCGCGAAGCCGCCGATGCTGCCGTGCGTGTGTGGTTGCAGCAACAGAAAGAGGAATCAACGATGAGCGAAGTTCCTGCGGAGAAGCCACGCACAGCCGCAAAGCTATTGATCGTTTCTTGGATTCGGAACCATCCGCACCTTTTTTTTGCGAATGAATTTGCTTCGTGTCTGCTCTTGCTTACGGGAGGAGCGGTGATTGCGGCAGAGTGTTTTTTTCGGTGGTTTTGGCACGCTGCTGGATTAGGGGTTTGTATGCTGGTATTGTGCGTGGTACGTGCGTGGCGGAATTATAACTTGCAAAATCTCTTTTTGATGCAGAAAGAAGTTGTCGAAAAGCAAAAAGAAACGATCCATCAACTGGAAGTAGAAGTAATCAAGCATCAGGATGTGATTTACTCCGCTCTGGTGCTAAAGAAGAACATCGAGGTAAAAAACGGGGTGGTTGACATGACTTCCCTGATGCAGAGTGTGGATGCCCTCTTTTCGCAGGAGAAATCCGATCTTTCGAAACTGAACTGAACGTAGGAAGCACTTTTAGAAGCGCTATGCCTGTTCATAAGGGACAATTCTCTCTTTTTTGCGACGTTGGACGACGCTCCAGAAATCCTCTTTTACAATTGCGCTCACATTGCGTTGATGGCAATGACTCCTTGATGGAGGAATGAGCGAATGCTGGAGCAAAAAGAAGCATCGATTCATCTTTATCGCCAGGAACTGGTGGGCAAGCTGTGTCGGCGGGTGAGTTGGTCAGACAAGATTGAAGATTTGATAGAAGAAATGACCCAGCGGATGAAAGAGCGAGGAAGGAAAGGACTGGCTGCACCGCAGGTGGGCGCATATTTGCAGCTGGCGCTGGTGACGCTGCCCAGCGAAAAGATCGAGATTCTGGTGAATCCGGAGATTGTGAATTTGGGTGGGAAAGATCTGCTGGAGGCGGAAGGATGCGTGAGCCTGCCGCCTGCCGAACAGGCCACGGCGCGCGTCTGGCGGAGCGAGATAGCGCACGTGCGCAGCGGAACGATAGATAACCCTGAAGCGGCTCACATCGCTGTCTACAGGGGGCAGACGGCCCGCACGGTGCAACACGCGATTGACCACCTGCAAGGCATCTTTTTTGTCGACCGTTGCCAGCCGATTGCACGGGGGATCGTGCTGCGGAAGTATGAGGATTATTTAAAAAAAAGCTTGGCAGCACATACCGCCCGGCAGGTACTATAAAAGCGCCATAACAGTGCATCGTGCAGATGCAACTTGATGAACTCGAACATCTGCGCTTTCCTTCCACGTAGCAATGCAGTTTGAGTGCATCGGACAGATGCAACGTCGACCTGAAGTACATTCCTCTTCAGACTCGCGCAGCAATGCAGTTTGAGTGTATCGGGCAGATGCAACTGCGAGGTCAGAGAGGCCGTGACCATTGCGCCCTGTAGCAATGCGGTTGAAGTGCATCGGGCAGATGCAACTAATCACAAAGGCGGTGTTGGGAAAACTACGTTCGTGGCAACGCATTTTGAGTGCATCGGACAGATGCAACATGAGGTATTTCAGCATCTTTACTCAGTTGTCAGAGTGGCAACGCATTTTGAGTGCATCGGACAGATGCAACTTAGGGAGTGGTGAAGTTAAGCCACACAACAACGGGTAGCAACGTAGTTTAAGTGCATCGAACAGATGCAACGGCTGGTCTTAATTTCCGGCCGCCTTATCCTCGATGGGTAGCAACGTAGTTTAAGTGCATTGAACAGATGCAACCGAAGAGCCTCGGATTGATGAACGTGATTTCTTTTGTAGCAATGGAATTGCGGTGCCTTGCGGAGATGCAACACCGGGGCCGTAATGCTCTCCATCAAAAATAATGTTTTGATCTTGGCAAACTGCATATACAATAAGCGCATGGCGATCACCAAAAAATTGATTGACGACGATGGCGAAGTGCGCGAATTAACGGAAGAAGATTTTGCTTTTCTCGTACCTTTTTCTGCGCTGCCAAAAGCTGAACAGAAGACGCTCCGTGTTCTTCGTCAGCGTGGCAAGCAGAAAGCTCCTCGCAAAGTGCCTATTTCGATTCGCTTGTCTCCCGATGTCATCGAGGGCCTGCGCGCTACAGGGGAAGGATGGCAGAGACGTACCAATGAGGTGTTGCGCTCCTGGCTGACTTCTTCTGCACGGTAAAACCTGGGCAGAGATTCCATCGAAATGTCAGTGCATCGTAGAGATGCAACTTATGACATGTTGCACACATTGGACGCAGAGTGCATCGCAGTGATGCAACACGCTGGCATTGGGAATCATGGTACCGGACGCAGATCGCAATGGAATTTAAGTGCATCGGGCAGATGCAAGCTCGGACGACCGGCCTTATGGCCGACCAAATGGTGTAGCAACGCACTTTGAGTGCATCGAGCAGATGCAACCTCACATGGTTTGTCGCATTCACCGCGTTAGAAGGGTAGCAATGCGGTATGAGTGCATCGGGCAGATGCAACCTCAATGCTGAGACCTAAGAGACGGACGTGATAGCGTAGCAATGTGGTTAAAGTGCATCGGGAAAATGCAACCGCTCACATGGCTGTCTCACGTCGACTCATTCTTGGTTTCAACGCAGGTAAAGTGCATCGAATAAACGCAACGAACCAATGTCCTTGTTAATAACGCTGTCTACATACGTCTCAAAGCAAGCAGAGTGCATCGGGCAGATGCAACAACATGTGGCCATTTATGGAGGAAAAGATAATGATGCAGTAACGCGGTTTAAGTGCATCGGGTAGATGCAACATTGTCCATCAGACGAATAAAGAGGCCGCTCATGTAGCAATAGAGTTTGAGTGCATCGGACAGATGCAACAGTGGAGCACAGGTCAGACAGTCAATCAGTCATACGTAGTAACGCAGTTTGAGTGCATCGGCCAGATGCAACATTGTCGTACTTGTTATATTGATCTCTAAGATAGGTAGCAATGTAGTCGAAGTGCATCGAGCAGATGCAACTGTAACAAGCCGACACAAACGGCCATAGGTTTTGTAGCAATGCAGTTTGAGTGCATCTGGTAGATGCAACAGATTGGTGTAGATTTTCTTGTTGCCAAGAACCAAGTAGCAATGCAGTTTGAGTGCATCGAACAGATGCAACTGCGGCGCATAGCTCAGGTGCGCGTGGGTGATACATAGTAACGCAGTTTGAGTGCATCGGCCAGATGCAACTCATCGGAATATGGCATATCGGTTTGTAGATAGATAGCAACGTGGTTTGAGTGCATCGGACAGATGCAACAATGTCGTGCCAGCATAGAGGATTGGGATGATCTTGTAGCAACATAGTTTAAGTGCGTCGGACAGATGCAACTTGCCTGACCCGCACCAGCATGGGTCATTACGTCGTAGCAACGCAGTTTAAGTGCATCGAACAGATGCAACACTGGATAAGGTACTGGAAACGCATCGGTAGGTAGTGTAGTAATGCAGTTTGAGTGCATCGAACAGATGCAACTGTCAAACAAATAGGGTTCGCTTCCCTGTCATAGCATTGGTAGTAACGCAGTTAGAGTGCATCGGACAGATGCAACCTTTGTTGTCAGTGCGAAGGGCCGTGCGAGCGCCGGTAGCAACGCAGTTTGAGTGCATCGAACAGATGCAACAGAAAACGGTACCCCTTGGTGAACGATGTTCGTCGTAGCAACGCAGTTTGAGTGCATCGAACAGATGCAACAACATCGTGACTGTGGACCGCAGGGTTTCGGCAAGTAGCAACGCAGTTTGAGTGCATCGAACAGATGCAACTTCACGATTCTGTGCGCTCGACCGGCAATCGAGCGTAGCAACACAGTTTGAGGCATTGCATGCAGCCACTGTCAGTTCATCCTGCCACAACGCTTTGCTCAGTCAAGCGAAGCAGTTGGCCCCACCGCAGGTGGCGCAAGGGATGGGAAAACAAGGCGCAAGTTATGTGGACTTTTGTTTCCGTGCCAGGATCTTGGCGATCGTTCCGCGGTTCCAAGCCCTTCCCATCCTGGTAGGAATGCCTTCTTTGTTCAGTATCTGTGCGATGGATTGCGTGCTTTCTCCTTGAAGGCCGAGGGCATGAATCCTGGTGAGGATCTGCTCTTCGCCGGGCTTTTCGCCGAAGGCATGGCGCCCATCTCCGCGCTCACCCCTCGCCTTTTTACGCTGGCGCGCGCCACGCAGCTTCATCACGATCATGGCCCGTTCCCATTGAGCCAGGGCACCAAAGATTTGCCGCATTAAAACACGGCTGGGGTCTTGTGAGCATAGATCCGGCTCGGCTGTGGATAGAAGGGTGTAGCCGTGTTTTTGCATGTCGGCAAGGATGGTTTCTTGCACCATCAGATCGCGGGCCACACGATCCAACTTTTCGACAATCACGGTTTTGATGCCGTTCTCTTCCAGTGCGGCAAAAAGCTCGGAAAGCGCCGGCCGGTCATCGAGTTCTTTGGTGCCGGAGATGCCTTCTTCCCGAAAGACTTCAACAATTTCAATTTCATTGCTGGCTGCGTATTGTTCGCAGGCGAGCAGTTGACGGTCGAAGCCGTCGCCTTCAATCTGCCCTTTGCCGCTGACGCGGAGATAGACAAAAGCCTTGATCATTGAATCCCTTTCAACGCCATTTTTTCGGCCAGGTCATTCCATCCAGCTTGACGTGCCTTGGCCTGAGAGATGGCCATGCGTGTTCCATCCCTCATCACAATTGCGCCGGAGCGATAATCATGCTGAGGCTCGTAGGCATAAAGTTTTTCTTCTTCCAGGCAGCAGCCTTCCCCATTGCGATAAAGTCCGTAGAAAACCGGGTTCTGGCCGGAAAGATTCTCGGCGAGGTCACCGGCAAGATTCTTGTACTTTGATACCGAAATACGAACGCCTTGCGGATTTTCGGCCATTGGGAAACCTCGTTTCATCGTCGAGCCATGCAGGCATATCGACGAGTGGTTCGATCAATCCTTTTCCATCTTCTGTCGGCAGATCGATGTGGTACTCAAAATCCGGGTCATTGCGGCCGAGCTGCAGGTAGAAGCGCTCCCGTGCGTTCTGGCAGGCGGTGAGCATCTTTAGAAAATCCTCGGTCGAAAGCATGCGAAGAATCGGTTTCATGTTCATTCTTCAATCCTCTTGACCTTGCGTGGTTTGGGCAGCTTGACGACTGCGGGTTTGGACTTTTTGGCGCGCTTGATTTGACAGAGCGTGCATTTACAGCCAGGAGTGTGAGCAGCTGCGGTCTTCTTTGCCGGTGCGGCGGCGGGCGAAGGCTGGAGGGCAGCAGCGGAGCAATGCGCACAGACTTCAATGCCCTCGGCGTTCTGAATCCATTGGGTACCGCCGCAGGTGGAGCACTGCCGCACGCGCACCCATTCGTATTGTCCATCTTTGCGGCGGCGGTCTTGACCATTCCAGCCGGTGCGCTTGCACCAAGAGCAACGCTTGGGAATTTTCTCATCCTTGGAGTCCCACGGTCGGCCTTTTCCAATACAGTCGGGCAATTCACAGACGCAACGGTTAACAACTTTGGTAATTTTTTCGACGCTCATAGCGTTCTTCCTTTTCAATGGAAAATGGGTTTAAATTTTTGGTCCTCTATCAAAGAGAGATAGAATCCTGCGGAAGATCAAAAGAAGATGATTTCTGCTTGATCGTCATGATGCAGTTGCGTCCGCTGTTTTTGGCTTGATAAAGCGCGGCATCCACAGCGTGGATCAATTCTGCTGGATCAGTAGGAAAATCAGAAACGACGCCAAAACTGGCGGTCATGGCAATGGAAGTGCCGTTATATCGAAAGCGGGCCGACTCGATCGATTGACGCAACTGTTCCGCACGCGCAACCGCATTCAGCAGATTGACGCCAGGAAGAATCAAAAGAAATTCTTCTCCGCCATACCTGCCTGCGCCATCGTAGGAGCGCAGAGAATTTTTAAAGATTGCGCCTACCTGCCGCAGTACCTGATCACCAGCGGGATGGCCAAAGGTATCGTTGACCCGCTTGAAGTGATCGAGATCCACCATAATTACACTGAGCGGCGTATTGTCACGGTAAGACCGTTCTACCTCTTGCTGTAGACGCTCAACAATGATGCGGCGATTCCACAGGTCGGTTAGATGATCGCATTCAGCTTGCTTGCGCAGCTTGATCGAAGTCCGCAACAATTCCGCTTTTTCCCGTTCTAATTTTCGACGTTGACGGTAAGACCAATAAAGAATGTTTCCCACATACACCAAAGCAACGATTGCCAGAAACGGCGGAATGCTGGCGAACACTTGCTGTCGGTAATTGCGATGGTTTTCCAAAACATTCTCCGATTCTTGGAGCTGTGCTCCGGCTATGGCGTGTTCTGCCGGTTAGAATTTTGGTCCTCTATCAAATAGACCCTTTTAGAACTTTCTTCTTTCTTTACCGCAGTGTCAAGTCATAGCCGCACTGTGGTGCATTAAATTCAGAGATGCCTGTCCAGAATCTGGACTATGCGCCTGCTAGTCGGCGCTTTTGGGAATCGTCGGTGGTTCAGACTGTTGCAGGGCAACGGCCGCATTGAGAGCATTCAACAGCATCAAAATGACGAGTCCGGCAAGACTGAGCCAGCGAATTTCACAAAATGTGAGCGTGCATTCCAGCAGTGCGACAAAGCCGAGGGCGCGCAGCTTCCAATGAAACATTTTGACGGCCCACATATAGACGCTGATGGACGAATAAACAAGACCACCGGCCACCAGAAACCACATGCCAGGCCGTTGATCGACTTCCACGTGCACGACGGTATAGCTTGCCAAGGGAACGAATGCGCCTACACCAAAGCCGAGCAGGGCGCGGGCGCGCTGGCCGAGGGAGAAATAGACGCGGGGCGTAGGCGCAACGCTGGCAGGCGTAGGCGGGGGCGGTGGAGCTGGTAGAGGAAGGGGCGCGGGTTCCACGGGCACTGGTGGGGTTTTGGCTTCGCGGACGGCGCGGCGCTGGTCACGGCGAGCTTGATTGCGCGCTTGCCGGCGTGCTTCGCGTTCTTCCGGGCTGAGCGGCGGGCGTCCAGGATGGCGGGACGGCTCCAGTTCACTGAATGGGGCGGGAAGTGTGGCCAGAAGAGCCATGGAGAAAAACCTTTCTGGTGCTGGGCACCGGCTGGGAGTTGCAGTCCGTTTTCTAAGGTGTTCGGGCTTATTCCCGGACACCTTGGTACACGTTGGCGATGATCTGAAACGGTCCATAACAGGCGATAAGGGCCGTATCCCTATGCGAGTTCATGAAAGCGTTCGACTGTTCATCGCTGGTGGTGATGGCGCGAACCTGAAAGCGCTTCCCCATGCTGTAGATCCAGAGAACTTCTTCAGTGGATGCGTGCATGAGCGCGCCCGGTTCGGCATTGTGTTTGCGTGGCATTGTGGTTACTCCTCTGTCTGTTCTGCGTCGGTCAAGCGCGGGTCACCCGCACCACCTCTCAAACCTGCGTTGTAATAGGCTTGGCATTCCATCGGTTCGATACCAGCCGCCTTGCACCGTTCAAGATAAGGCCAAAAATCGTTTTTCAGCCAGCCATACGCAGGCCAGAATCCGGAGCCGGTCGACATGATCACCGGCTGCCGGGTTCCCTTGCGGTGGGTGCGTTGCCACTTCATGGCCTGTGTGTAGCTCATGGGTCTATCCCTCAAAGTTTTCTCGTTTGAAATTTTGGTCCCCTATCAAAAGGGGACCGTGGGCGTGGGAGTGCTTGTCTAGCTGCGCTCAATCAGCAGCAGCCGCGTGCTGACGCCGGTACCGCTAGCCTTGAAAGCACCATCGGGCAGGTTTTCCCACGTGGCGTTTACCTCGTCGAGCCAAGCGCGAAACTCGGTGCTCTTGCGGTCACTGCGGAATTCAAAACTGGGACTGAGAACAGAGACCAGCACGCCGCGCGGGGCAAGAAACTTGTAGGCATGGCGGATGTGTTCAAGATCCTGCTGCCGTTCAAAAGGCGGATTCATCACAATGCGGTCATACTGGCCCAGATCGGCGCACGATAACTGCAGGAAGTCATCGCCCACCAGCTTGTACCCCTTCAGGCGCAGGAGTTCGCGCAGCTTGTACACCGGCTCAATCACTTCCAGGATGACGCCAGGAACCGCCGCACGCACGTCGTCGGCAATGTGCCCGCTTCCGGCTTCAGGCTCTAGTACCTTCATGCCGGGCTCAATGCGCGCACGGCGCAGCATGATTTCAATCACAGGGGCTTGTGTGGGGAAGTATCCGGGAATACTGGAGAGTTTGATTTCGGCCTCTAGCTCGCCGATTTTGCGCAAGCGCTCCCGCTCGGTGCGCTCGGCGGAATTGCCCTCAATCATGGATTGCAGCAAGCGGGCAACGGGCGAGGTCTCGGCGTAGTCTTTTGACTCAATGCAGGAGTAATAACCACCCTCACCAGAAATAGACTTGCGCACCAGCAGGCGTATTTCGTCTTTCTTTTTGAGTTCGGCCAACTCGGTGGGAACGGTTCCGCGTTCGTGGGCATCGGCCAGGGCGCGCAATGCCTTTTGTGTGCGCTCCAGGTTGCGGCAATCGTGCATACGCATCTGATACTGTTTGTTTCTCTTTGGCGTCGGGTTCTCTGTCATGGGACGGCCCAAGTGATCAATCTGGTTTTGCAGGGCATCGGCCCATGTGCGGAAACGGTTGATGAGCTTGGAGGCGTCGGGCATTGCGGCGGTCATAGTCATGGTTGCCATGGTGAGACTCTGCTTTCTTGGCGCTGTGCGCCGGTTAGGAATTGTTTTTTGGTCACCTATCAAATAGGCGACTAGACTCCTGATTTTGAACTAAGCCGCCGATTTTTTCTTGGCAGCATAGAAGACGATGGCTTCTGACTTGAGGGCTTCGATAGCATCGGGAGTAAAAACGCTGGAGTGCTGAAGGTCGAGCGCTTTTTGTGTGGCGCGGGCTGTGGTGCGTAACAGGACTTTGCGGAAGTCGCCAAAAACTTCAAATGTAATGAGTCCATCCCTGACAAAATAAATGTGCGCAGATGAAACCATCTGACCATTGCTGTACTTGTTTGTGGTGAGTTGAAGCTGTGCCGCGCCTTGTTCGTTGTTGAGTGCCGGAAGGGAAATTGTCTGTTCTGGTTCCTGTGCCATGATGTACGCTCAATTCTGCCGCTGTGCGGCGGTTAAAGGTTGTAGTTGAACTGGTAAGGAATGCTTACCAGTTGCCGGTTACTCGATATAATTCGCATCGGGATGATGCTTTCTCATGCCACAAACGGAGCAGAAACCCACGATATCCTTATCGTTGAACGGGTGCGGTGCTTCGGGGCTAAGAATGCCGACAGGCATAGCGGCGGGGATTGCGGCAAGCGTGGTGCGGTCCTTCGGGCTCAGCGGTGCTTGTTCGTTCTCGCTGATGCAATAGCCCTGCAAAGCGGGGTTGCTGGTGGTAACGGGGATTGCGGCAAAGATCTCGGAAAGACTCCGTCTTTCGTTGACTTCCCATTTACCAACGGTGTTTCCATTTCGGTCCCAAAGACTGCCCGCCGTTCCATCATCCAATTTCAACTTTTCTTCATCCTTGAGGCTTTCCCGCAGAGCCTTGATTACATCGGTTCCGGTTTGCATGGCGTCGTTGTCAAGTTCAATTTCGAGCCTGAATCTCATTACGTCCTCAGTTCTCCGGCTGAGCCGGGTGTGGGTTGAAATGTTGGTCACGCTATCAAAAGAGAAGTTAGTTTATTTCGTAAACTGCTTCTTCATAGCCGGGCAAAGATTGAATGGTTTGCAGACGCAACTGTTGCAGGAAATGTGCTGCGTCCGATGCCTTCCAGTTCTCACAGGCATCTGACTGATACTCCAGGCAGAAAATAGCCTTCAACGTCTGCACGCGCATGAGCGGTTCCACGGATACAGGAAAGCGATAGGCGGCCGCGCGCGCTGCATCGCCTTCGGGATCTGCTTCGCTCGGATAGTGGACGCCGTAACTTTTCAGATTCTCGCCTAAAAGCATCTGGCCGATTTTATCGGCGCATTCCAAAGCCGCATGTTTCCGTTCAGGTCTGAACCATACATGCCACAAACCACGGCGGACGTGTTCCTGTGCGTCCTTTGGGCCATGAATAGCCGTTGCAATGAGCGCGTGAATGTGTGCGTCCGAAACGACAAAGCAAGACATAGAATCACCTTTCCTGTACGGCGCGTTTCTGCGCATTAGCCTGTTGCTTGTCTAGTTCCTTGTAATACTGACGATTGCAAAGAACGCGACCGTCTAACAGTTTGTTGCGCTCGACTTTCGGCCCGTGCGTTTTCTGGCAACCGTCACAGAAAAATGGAACCTCCCACCAGTTTTTTACGTGGTGAGCACCACGCCTGAAGCCGTATTTGCGATTGCCTCCCATGGCCTAATCCTCATCCGGGAGCATGATCGTAATCACGGGCTCTGCGTTGTCGCCGGGGCCGCAAACAGCCTTCAGACGAACGTCTTCATGTTTAAAGCGATTCGTGCGGTCACCTTTGATATAAACCCAATTCCAGACGCGCACGGTAAAGAAAAGCAGGTCACCGCCCGCGCTGGTGCGGATGGCGTATTTAAGCATAGTCAGCACGTCCCACAGCCGCCCGCTTACGTCTTGGGCAGGCGGCAAGGGCTCGCCCAGCTTTTGTACGGTACGATCAAAAGCAGCGCGCGTCATGGCAACGGGAAATTTGATTCCTGCTTCTTGCAGGATGTTCAGTCCAGGGCGGAAATTACAAGACGAGTCCGAAAGATCCACCAAAACACCATCCTTGATTGCTTCCGCACGCGTATAGCTGGAAATTACTTCGCCAAAAAAATCATCTTGTTCGGGCATTGCTTTTTGCTCCACTCTTGGCGCTATGCGCCGGTTGAAATGTACTCCTCAGTCCGACCGGGTACCCGGCCAGGTTCAAAATTTTGGTCACACTATCAAAAGTCCAGAATCTAGACTTTGCGCCTAATCTTCATCGCCCCGTGTGACTTGCTCGAAGTCGAATCCATCGGGGCAGCTGGGGCCAGACGCATCGCAGACAGACCACTGTGCGCCACTCGGCAAATGTTCTATCCACCATTGGCCATGCTCGAAGAAGGCGCGAAATTCCGTGTAACGGCGGGCTGGATTGACTAGCTTTCCGTTTGCGGCTTTCAAAATGCGCGCCTCTATTGCGGGAGTGTTGGTTTCAGTGTTCAGCATGTTTCCTTCCTTTGCCCACGTACCGGCCCATGGGTGGGCAACTGTTCTTACTCGGGCAATGCGGTAAATTCAGATCCGTCGACTAATCCGTCATAGCTCCATTGCATTTCGCCCGCATTTTCTTGAGCCTGTGCCGGTGCTAGTTTGTTGGCGCTCGTTTCGTTTGGCGCGTTGACTTCGACGAAAGCGCTAACCCACGCTTCACAGGTGACTTTGACACGGTATATAGGCATGTTTTCCTGTTCTGCCCGCGTACCATGCCCACGGACAGGCACAAGGTTAGTTTCTTGTTCTGACCACTCGCCACGGTGTGAACTCGTTCCCGTAACGTTCTTCAGACTTCCATCCGTTTTCGTGCATCCACGGGTACAGCCCTGATAGATCGTTAAAAACAGGCGATAGTGCCTCATGGTTTGTATCTGCGATGAAACAGCCCGTTCGCCCGCTGATACGGTCTCTGCATTGGACGTTCATTCTGTATTCCACCTAAAGCCCCTTTCCGGCAAGAATGGCCTTGCGGGCCTTGCTCTTGAATCCTTCCGTGAACCACTCCGGATTATCCCAGCCCACTTGCCCGGTACCGTAATCAATCGGGTAATCGGTGCGGAATCCGTCTTTTGTTGCGGCAACATATGAGCGCTTTCCGTTGATCGTTGCCGTTACTAACGCCTCACCGTTTGGGTGGACGTATACCGCGCGTTCATCTTCGAAAGTTGTGTACATTTTTTTGCTCCGGGTCTTGGCGCCATGCGCCGGTTAAAAGTTGGTCACGCTATCAAATAGGCTGTGGGTTATGCCAGCCGGAAGACGCGGAAGTCTGCCCGCAAATACACGCCGTTATGGGCGCGCACCTCGTCTTCGCTGAAAAACCAAACGAGGGCCGGGCGCGTTTCTTCCGTGGGCTGGAGCTGTGCAAGCGGGATTGAGTTGCCTAGACTGCCACTGTAGGAAATAGCACTGCCAAGGTAAAAGCCTTGATTCTCTTCTGCCGTGTACATGGTAGGTTGAACAGATTCCCCCCAGTCGTGTGCAATCCTGAATTGGCCTGCGGGAGTATCGATCCAATCTCCAACACGCGCCCCGCGTATCGCATCATAGGCACGCATACGCTCGGTGAGGATGGCCGCGTTTTTCATGCTGGCGCGAACCGCCGAGTTAAACCACGGCTCAAGCTGATAGCGGTTTAAATCCCTATCAAAGTAGATGGGGCGCGGGATTGGGCGCATCGGTTCCGCGTCTGGCCAGTCTGCCCCGTATTTTTTGGCCCTCTTGGCATGCTCTACCATGTAATCGGCGTGCATGCGGTAGCGCTCGCCCACGAATAGTGCGTAGGCTTCCGGCGTCCAGCGATAAGGGTAGCGGTCCCGGTCACCATGCACAGAACAAATTACGGCGCCGCCTTGACGGCTCAAAATGTTGCGCTCGAAAGCTGTATCGTCGCCGTTGTGGTTGAACGTTGAACGCATGTAATCAAGCGTATGCTTAGGCGCGGAATAGGTTTCAATCTGGCGTATAGTATCGTGCCCGAAAACATCAAAACAGACTTGGTCCTGATAACTTAGATGAAATTCAATCCTGAACATGGGCGCATCCTTTCGGTTTTGTGGCTGAAGGAATGGGCGGGCATTGCGCCCGCCCCCGATGCGGAAGTTACGCCGCTACGGTCTGGCCCTTGAGTTCTGCCATACGTTCCGCCAGCATCCACAAAGCCCGATTCAGCTTTACGTCTTGATCAATGCCCTTTACTTCGCGCGTAGTGACGCGGCGGGCAGTCTTGCGCCCTGTCTGTGCGTCAACGCCTTGAGCAAAACCGTGCAGCCCGCCGCGAATCACATTTTCCTGCACCACATTCAGAGTGTGCCAAAGATCCGGCTTTGGGTTCGTGGGTCGACGCCAGTCAATAGCGGCCGCTGCATCGGCTTCACGGCGCGGGCGCAAAAGTTGCTCGGCGGTAATCGGCGTCTTAATTTCGCCTTCCGCATCCGCGAAACGGAGCTGGCGGGCAGCATCGGCGAATGCGCCTTGTTCGCCCGCTGTTAACTGGAGCTGATTCCACTCATCGGCGCGCGCAAGAGACTTTTCCGACTGCTGAACGATCTGGAAAGATCCCTCAATCACATCGTGCACGATATCGCCCTTGTGTTGTACGGAAAGCATCTGAACGGTTGAATCAGAGACCATAAGCCCGTTTGAGCAAACCAGCCGGAACAAGCCGGCAGAAAGCTTGTAAGCGCTTGTGCCATCGTGCGAATTGACTAAAACCACTTCAGGAACGGAATCGCCAACACGCTGAATTGCGTTAAAAGAATCGGGGTGACGAAAACGAATCAGATGCTTTGTAAAATCTTCCTTGCCTGCAATCCTGCAGCGGCTTTGAGTGGCCTTGAAAGGCTGAAAGCCTTCTTTCATAAGCCCGGCGATAATCTCGGAGGTAGGAATATAGGTATACCGGGCAGAACGGGATTCATGCGCCTCTGTGGCGAAAGCGCTAGGCGCAAAGTGGCGCAACGCGTCCAAGGTAAGTGGAGTTTGCTGGCGAAGAAGTACGCCGGGATTGATTGCAGCGCCGATATTAAAATTATGTGCAAAAGTGTTCATTCTGAATCCTCTGATTCTCGGAACTATGTTCCCGTTTCGCGCTTTGGCCGCTGGCCGCGCTCATTCAGTATCGGGACCGATTACCCGATAGACGGGAAAAACCCGTGTTAAAAGGTTGCCGTGTGAATGACTTCTGAACCGTCTTCATGTTCGCAAAGCGTAACAGAGATTAAATGCTGTTTCTTGGCAGGGACTTTCAACTGTTCCGCTACCTTGTTCTGTGCTGCATACAAGGAAGGCGCATAGACTTCTATCCGCTTACCTTGATAAAACGCAACGTATCCACACAAACCGTTCTCAATACTCATTAGACCCCCTCTGTGTGTAAGGCTTGAATGACCTTACTTAATCACTCTATCCTACTTTCACACCATAGTGCAACAAAAAAATGTACTGTGGTGTGAAATTTGTAACTGTGGTGCATGCCCTATCTGATCAAACTGGACGCCGTTGTATATAGGATAACGGCACGTTGCACTGTGGTGCACGATATATATTGCATCGTGGTGAGTTGTACGCACTGCTGCGCTAACCGCCGATGTGATGAAAAATGAAACACATCCATCCCGATATTCTGCGCAGTCTGCACTGTGGTGAGGCTAGTCTAGTGCGATGCGCCCCCGGGCGGAAACAAGAGGGCTGTAACTGCACCATGGTGATAGTGCGCGGATGATTCGCAGAAAGTGAAGCCTTCAAGGATCAGGATTGTTTTTCGGTCACCTATCAAAATGGGGAATCGGGCGCAATTGTTGCATTGTGAGGCGCGCGGGGCTGTTGCCAGGTGCGCATGGTGCACGTTGGGCGCGGTGATGGTCGGGCATGGGCAAGCTGTCCAAAGTCCTGTAGTCCCCCCTAAAAACGCTGTAAATGGGGATGCTGCAGCTAAATCTGTAGATTTAGCAGCGCTGGGGGGCGCCGGATGCATGGTCAACGTATGTCCGGCCCGGGATGCGGCTCGGCTTGTCTCGCAGCGGTCCGGGAGTTGTCCGGGGGAGGGGGGGTGCGCGTCGTCGTCGACGCCTTACTCGTCCATAGAAACCCACAGCAGGGAAAAAGTCGAAGCGCAATTTAAGCGCAAAGATAAAACATAGAAAATTTGAAATGGGTTGAGCCGTGCGCAATTCAGGCGCAATTTATATCGAAATTATTGCGGTTATAGGGATAGAGGATAATTTGGCTAAATTCGCTATAGATCGATGAGAAGCGCAATCGTAGCGCAATGAAAAATTAGCATAGACAGGAAATTGAGTTAGGCGTAAGTTGTGCGCAAAGACGGAGAGAATTATGCCAAAGCCAGCGGTCACTGACGAGGAGTTGAAAGAGCGGGAAGTGCGCAGCCAGGAGTGGCGGGCATTTCGCAAGGATCATCTGTTCACGCAGGTGAGACTGGCTGAGGTTTTAGGGATGAGTCGGCGCGAGGTACAGCTGATTGAGAAGGGCAAGGTTTCCCCGATTCAGAACACACTGAGAAAGTTTCTGGCGTTGAAGGCAAAATACAGTCATGACGAGGAGATGTAAGTGGACGAGCAAAGTGATACAAAGCGTTCGCCGAGTCAAGTGCTGATTGACTGTCTGGAAGATTTCGGTAACGATGAGCCATTGGAAGTAGTTGTGACGTATAGAACCAAGAGTGGCGATCTGGCTTGGCAAACGAACATAGATGCGAATTCGCATTTTATTGGGTTGCTGCGGTTGACAGAGATTTGGTATCTGGAAAAAGTGAAATCTAGAAACGGTGGAGGATAAGGTGGAGACAACGGAATATGTGGAAGGGCTGACGGGCGAAGAGATCATCAACGACATTTTGGATCAGGTGGAAGCAAAGCTCCGGGCTGATTGCAATTTGCGGGAGACGGACAGTTACCAAGCGGGCTACGACGGGAACGTGCATGTGCATTTGAATCTGCACGGGGTGGACATTGTTGAGATCAAGCAGGACATTGCTGTAAATCGCCCTGCCAATCAAGACTTGTCAGGTGCTCAGATCACAGAGAAGACCGTGGATGCGGAGATTGTGATTGCGCTGGAGCCGCGTTTGAATCTTGTGCGGGAGCGCAGCGGCCAAGAAGTGCCGACGCTGAGCAAGGATGAAAGTGGTCATGAAGTAATCAAGAAGCGGCGCTATGCAAGAAAGAATGCCGCAGACAGTTTGGAATAACGAGGATGAACAGGAAAAGCAATGAAAAAGATTCTTGTGATTTTTGTGTTTCTTGGAATCATGTTGCTGGCGGCTTTTGCACAACAGCCGCCTGCACCAGTGCCTGATTCAAAACCTGTGCCGCAATTGAGCACTACTGTTCGGATTGCGTTGCAAAGCTGTCAGCAAACAAAACAGAGTGCGCAGAAACAATGGCAGGATGCAAGTCAAGAGGAACAAGCGGTGCTTTCGGAATTTGCCGCAGAGCATTCCGGCTTCCACATCAATCCAACGACGTTTATTGTGGAAGCGGATCAACCGAAGCAGCCCACTCCTACTGTCAAGCCAGCACTCCCTGCATCAGAAAAAAAGTAGGTTTGTGGGATGAAAGAGAAAAAGCAAACCTGGTTTGAAAGATTGATCGGGCTCTTCAACCTTGAAGAAGTTCATCATCGCACTTGCAGACTCTGCCACAAGCGGATTCTGAAGACGCACAAATATCGCCATGTGAAGGTAGGGCCGTGGTGGGTGGATCAGACAGAACACAAGAACTGCAAGAACCCAACCTTGGAAACGCCCTACCAACTGGCGCAGCGGCTGATGCCGGAATTGCCGTTCGATGATCTTGATCCGATCGATTTGCCTATTGTGGATGGCAATATTTTTCCGAGCTATGGCGAAGTTCCTCAGGAGAAGATTCAATGACTGAAGAACAAGAAGAGCGACTTGTCACAGCGTTTGAACAGATTGCAGGAGCTTTGACTGGCATCCATGACACACAAGAAAAACAATTCGCCAAGCAGTGGCCCGAACGAAAAGAAGTCCGTGAAGCTGTTTACTCTCGCGTCCCCACCGAAGAAGACATCCTCCGTGAGCAGCATGGAGCAAGCGACGAAACCACGGAAGAATGGCTCACGATTAAAGAGTACGTCGGCCCGCGCGAAAGAGAATTCCTTGAATCTACCAGTGCCAAAACTGGAAACAAGGATGACGAGAACAGCGGAAGCGTTGAAACGCCTGAAAGTGAAGCCTGAACAACTAGCGAAGGTGCCGGCGCTCAGTTCGATGTTCAAACATGCAGAAGGTGGATTGCGCTCGGTACTCGACGCCATGCGCTTTTGTGTTCATGACGAAGTGATTGCAGCATTTTTGAAAAAGTACGATGCCATGCCGGAAACGGATCGGCGCTGCGTTCCATGGGAAGCGATTGCGCTTTCTGCCAACCTGGATGGACGAACTTTGTGCGGCGCAATCATGAATGCGATTACGCTTTCTTTTGGCAATACATCAAGAATTCTGGCTTTGACCGCGCATCCAAGCTTGATGAAAAAGAGAATTGAATTTGCCAAAATGCCAAGCGGCGAAAAAGATCGCACGGCAGTCGACATTATGGTGGGTGCGCTCCCGTCTCCGAAGGGGCCAACCTTCATCGGTAAAGCGGTGTTTGGAAGCTCGGCAGAAAAATCAGAAGAATCATCTGAATCAAGTGAAGTTTTTGGCAGTGAAGATGACTTGGACGATTTGTTTCCATCGCCTAGCGCCATGCTGGAAAAGCTGGTGCCAATCCGGCAGAAACGCTTGGGAGACGGAGACCAACAATGAAACATATTGTTGGCTTTTCCGGGGGAATCGATTCGCAACGCACAGCTCTTTGGGTACGTGAGCGTTTTGCTGCTGAAGATATCATCCTGTTGAACTCCCCCGCTGGTGGCAATGAGCATCCGCTGACCACAGCTTTCATTGCGCAATATAGTCGTGAAGTATTTCCAGTGGTTACGGTTGATAATCTTGTGCGCGATATGTGGGAGACCGATGGCTTTGCAGAGCATCGAGGATTCGATGGGAATGCGCCGCTCGACTTTCCGACCATGATTGAGATTAAGAAGCGCACTCCATCGCGCAAAGCGCAATTCTGTACTGAAAAGTTGAAGTTAGTTCCTCAGCGGCGTTGGGTGCGCGACAACGTTCAAGATGATTATGAACGATACACGGGCTTGAGACGTGAAGAATCAGAAGCACGCAAAGACACGCCATTGCGCGAGTGGGATGATTACTTTGATTGCTATGTGAATCATCCTATTGCGGCAATGGCGAAGCAACAGTGCTTTGACGATGTGCTTGCAGCGGGCGAACTCATCAATCCGCTTTATTCCCTTGGTTTTGGTCGCGTCGGATGTGCCCCTTGCATTAACAGCGGCAAGGAGGATATGCGTCTTTGGGCCGACCGATTTCCGGAGATGATTGACAAGATCAGAAGTTGGGAACAGCGTACAGGTTTCACGTTCTTTGCTCCCTGCGTTCCAGGCATCCTGCCACGCATAGATGCACGCGGAAAATTCACGATCCACAACTATGTGGATGAAGTGGTGGAATGGGCGCGTACAGATCGTGGCGGCAGACAGTTCAACATTTTTAACGGAATTGCGCGCCCAGCGTGTGAAAGCAAATATGGACTTTGTGAATGACGTGATCAAAGGAATTTTTTATGGTTCATTTTGCCGCATAAGTTAGGCTTGACACGTACTTCGATTCGGAATACATGTAAAAAGAATTACCGAGACGCATGCCCCCCTCTACGGGAACAAGCAATGGCTCAGGACCAGAGATGGCCTGAGCCATTTCTGTTTCCAGTCCATCGCAATAGATTCCGTTCCAAGGAGGAAGTCATGGCAAAAACGAAGCGCGTTACCAAGACCACGCTGGTGCAACTGAAAAAGATGACGCCGCGGGTGAACAAGCTCGGTAAGAGAGCTGCCAAGACGACTGCTGTCAAAGGCTAGCTCGGAGGGCGATGTACTCCGAAAAGATTATTCTCCGTAACTTGGATGAATTTGCCGCGCGTGAGGGGTGGATGCCTACTCCTCATACGCTTGATCAGGTTGATGAATTTAAACATTACATCGACTCTCTCGTAAAAATTGAAACAAACTCCCGCTCTTCCTATATCACGCTTGTTCGTGCGATCACTCAGAAACGACAAAAGGAAATCTGGCGCTGGATTGAGAATGAGCAAGCTCTTTGCGCTTTAAATAGCGACTATTTTGAAAGCCGCTATGGATTTGTGTGCAATGAAGGCGGTGAGATCTTCAAATTCAGAAATCGCAAATCGCAGGAGATTTTCGATTCTGTGATTGCAGACTTTGACGAACGGCAAGTTGCTATTCGTTTGCTGATTTTGAAAGCGCGGCAGGTTGGCATCACCACAAAAACCGCTCTGAAATTCCTTCACAGAATGCTGTTTATTCCACACACGCAGGCCGTGATGGCTTCTGTGCAGGCAGATAAGTCTGAGTTGATCGGCCGCATTCTGGATATTGCCTACAATCGCTGCCCTTGGTGGCTGGTGCCACGGCGTTTGCCCAAGGGTGCCTTCGATAATGGATCGGTTCTTTCGATTCAATCGGGTATGCAGGCAACCGGCATCGCGCAAGGCTGGACGCCGACCTGCATTCATGTATCGGAACTTGCTGACATTCCGAAGCCCAAAAAAGTGATTGAAGAGGGACTGCTGCGTGCAACGCACAGCACGAAAAACCTCTTCATGGTGTTTGAAGGCACGGGTGGCGGCAATACCGGATGGTTGGCTGAAACATGGCGTGCGGCCAAAGAAGACTTTCCGAAAGGGTTGCATGATCTTTGTCTGGTGTTCATTCCTTGGCCGATGGCAACGGATCTGTATCCGGAAAAGGATTGGATCAGTCAATTTCCGGTGCCAGAACGTTTTTATGAAAAGCGTCTTGAAGCGACACGGAAACATGTAGCTCGCGCAGAATTGTTTGTTCGCAATACGCCGTTTTTATCTCGCGTAGTTGGCACCAACTGGCGAATGCCGCTCGAACAGCAATGGTTTTGGCAGTTCAACTACGACAAATCCTGCAAGAACCATAGTCAAAAAATCTGGCTGGCACAGATGCCAGCGGATGATTTTGAAGCCTTGACGGGCTTGTATGACAGCGTGTTTGAACCTGATGTGATCCAGGAGATTGAAGATCACATTTATGAAGTGCGCAGCGATTCTAAAGAAAGAAAAAAGCCGGTGCAGGCTTATGCGATTACGGGCGATTCCATCGATGAAGGTTTTGAACCCAATGAAACGATTGTCGATTATGACAAACCGCATATTCGCGTGAACTGGAAATCGGATAGAGGCCAATATTTTGACTGGATTCTGGTTCCGCTTTTGCCTGTAGACGAAGACGTGGAATCTGAAACTTTTGATAAGTTGCTGGTTTATGAAGAACCAAAACAGGGTTACACGTATAGCTGCGGTATTGATACTGCGGATGGTTTGGGCAAAGAGGATGAAGACCGTACTTGCGTATCGATGACGCGCAATCGGTTTGGGGATGAATACGACTATCAAGTGGCCGAGCTGGTATCGAACCGCATCAACTCTGCGCAAGTAGTGGGCTTTGCAGCTTGCATGGCCGCGTGGTATGGCCAGCATGCGCACGATGCGCGAGGCGTGAAATTTTGTGTGGAGCAGATTACGCGACCTGGCGATACATGCCAGCACCAGCTGAAGCTGATGGGCTTTCATTGGCATCACATTCCACGCCGCTACGACAGCAAAAAGATCAAGGATGAATCCGGGAAAAAGCAGGGATGGTACTCGAATGTGTGGAGCGTGCCGATTTTGATGACGCGTTTTACAGAAGCTGTGAATGGCGGCTGGTATCGACCGGCATCGAAGTGGCTGATTGAAGAACTGAAAACTTTGGAACGACATGAAGCGGCTGGCAAAAGCAAGATGACGCATCGCAGCGGTCAGCACGATGATCGCGTGCGAGCGGCGGCGCAATCCTTCTTTACCGCGCACGACTTTGACATTCTTGCTGAACGGTCACAAAAACGTTATGCATTGCCGCAAGAAAAGATGCCTCCGTTGAGCAAAGCAGTTTGCTCACTCAACATGGTTTCAGTAGGAGTATTCGATTGAACGCGCAATTGAGTCGCAAAATTGTTTTTTGGCTGAATACCACGAATGGTCAGCTTGTGATGGGATTGCCTGAAGAATATCCGGCACCAACTTTCTACGAAAAGATTGTGTGCAATACCGCGCACGATGCCGAGCGGCTTTCACAACGCATGCGCGAACAGGAAGCCGAGCGCGAAGCGATGGAAGACGAAAATCGCGAATATATCGAAGCTGAATTAGTGCGCAACTTGCGTGGCCACATCCATGCGCAGATTGCTAAAGCGCGTGACTGGAAGAATCGCGAGTTTTTGCAGCGCCATCTTGAACTTTATGATCAGCGGCAAGCTAAGTGGAAATGGAAGCGCGAAAGTTATCTTCATGCGGAGGGCTATGAGCATGGACATTGATGTATGTAATCGTTCAATGGACACGTTTATGTTCTAACTGAACTTATTGGATTTATGGAATGAGATGAAAAGAAATTGGCATAGACGGTAAAACAAGTTTCGCCTACTATGCGCTCATAGTTCAGGATTTCAATGAAAAAGAAATAGGTACCACGTGGAACTGGAAACTATTGCGTGGCAAGTACCGAAATTTGAAAGTACGCCGAGTGCACGAATCGGTTGGATTGAAGAGCAGATCGAGGAAGGAGAAGGCTTCCTTGAAGGGCAGTCTTGTTACAAAAATCTAGGCACAAATTTGCGTGTTTTTGATGCGATTTTCCGGGATAAATCGCGTTCGAATCTGGTTACCAACGAGCTGAAATACGACATCAGAAAATTCTGCGAAACGTTGGCGGAAGTGCGTGAAATTGCTGGTTTTGGATCGGATATTTCGGCTTATAAACAAATGGCGGAGATGCTGACGAAAGTATCAAAGGCCGTTTATCTGGAATCTGATTTTCCGTTCCAAATTTTAAAAGTTTTGCAGTATGCCGCAGTGATGGGCATTGGCTATTTATGGCCGAAAGTGCGCGCGGATGAATACGGCTATGGCGAACGCAAGATGGTGTTTGATGCGCTTGGACTTTTGGATGTAATTCCTGTGCAGATGCCAAGAAGCAACGATGTGCAGGATGCCTATGCCGTAACTGTATACGACTACATGCCGATTGCAGAAGCGCATGGGCGTTTTCCGCTTTTCCAGGGTCACTTGCAGACTGTGGGGCCGCGAAGTTATAAGACACGCGTGCAAGCCCGGCGTATGGATTATGCCGAGCGCTATCGCTATGGAGAAGAGGGAAGAAACTTCGGCAATCTCTATACGGAAATCCGTTATACCTTTGTGCGCGATCTGCGCATCAATAATACGGGCTACGAATTGCCGATGGGCGATCCGAACACAAGCTGGTTTTATAAAGTGCCTACGGTTGGCCAAGATATCTTTGGCGGAATGCGCAATGGACTTCCGTATATGCGTCCGGCGACTGTGGAAGATTGCCGCGTGTATCCGAACTTGCGGCTCATTATTACCTCAACAGGGTTGGATCGACCGATGTATGACGGGCCAACCTTTGATTGGGACGGAAAGATTCCGGTGATTCAGTACACCGTAGACGATTGGGCCTGGGAACCGCTGGGACGGTCTTTGGTAGGTGATGTTTCTTCGATTGAAACTACAACGCGGAAGATTGAACGCAAGATTGATGACGTAATTACGATTACCTTGAATCCGCCGATTGGCTATGACCACACAGCTACGGGTGGCGCAAAGATTGAGCATTTTGACATTTTTGAACAAGATGTTCGCTATGGTGTGGATGGAAAACCGAAAGACATTTTGCAATCGCTTTTGCCGGAAGGCGTAAACGTTCGATCAGAGCATTTTACGTTTTTGAAGTATTTGAAGGAAGCCAAACAGGCCCAGCTTGGACTGACAGACCTTGGCAATTTGCAAAACGTGAAGATGAATATTGCCAATGATACAGCGGACAAGATGCTGGAATCGATTGGTCCGATTGCGAAGGGAATTGCCGCCCGCATTGAAAAAGCGAACAAGGCAGTTGGATACCGGATGAAGTTTCTGATTCTGCAATGGTTCAATGTGAAACGAATCATGGAGTATGTAGGACCAGATAACATTGCGCGTGAAGTTTTTGACTACAATCCGGACGATTTGGTGCCGAGCCATATGCCGGATGAAATGGTGGGTGGTAATTTTCCGTCGGGTCCGTCTCGCTATGATCAATTAACCCGTGCACGGTGGTTTGCGAAGCAAATTCGACTTACTTCAGTGCCAAGCACATTGCTGAAGGTGACACAGATGCAGCGTCAATTAATGATGTTGCAGTTGAAGCGTGGGGGAGCGCCGATTTCCTGGTGCACCGTAATGAAAAATCTGGATATTCCAAATTACGGCGAAATTGCAGGAAATACGGAACACGAGAAATGGTTTAACGAAGAGTTGGAAACGCAGAAATTGAAGATTCTGGCTGCAGCCGCAGCGCAACAGTTGATGCAGCAACTGGGATTGCAACCACCAGGAGGCGAAGGCGGTGGAGGCGGTGGTAAAGGAAAAGGCGGCGGAAAAGGTGGTGGCGGCGGACGGCCATCTTCAGGAGCAAAAGCGCCACGCATTAAACAAAAAGGCGCACAAGGTGGAGAACCGCGGACCGTGGTAACAGAATCGTAGAAAAAGGGAGAAGAGCATGGAGCCAAAGATCAAGATTCAGAAAGACTATTACTTGACGGAAGCAAGCATTGAATTGCCTGTGGATGTGGAACAACTGAATGAAATTCTGAAAGTGACAAAAACAACAGGAAAAATGGTGATTCAATACAACCAAGGCTCTGTGCAAGGCGTCAATATTGAGCAACGCACCAAGATTTCTGATGCGCAAGCGGCAGAAATTCGACCTGCACTTGATATCGGCGAAAAAGTTTTGTAAAAATAACTCTTGACTCGAAAAAAGATTCGGCCTATAGCTCTAAAAGAATCACTGAGCGGCATGCCCCCCCTCCTTGGGGAATCAGCAATGGCTCAAGACCAGAAATGGCTCTTGAGCCATTTCTATTTCAATCCCAAGGAGAAACGTCATGGCAAAGCGTCATCGTGTTAGCGCAATGAAGACCAGCCACCTGAAGAAGGGTCGCAAGGGACATCGCAAGGCCCGCAGCAAGAAGAGCAGCATCAAGGCGTAGCTATCTGTTCCCAACGGTAGCTATGCTGCCGTTGGGAACCTAACTTAGGGAGACCCAATGGCTACAACTCCACAACCTATGCCGGACCAGCAAGACCAAGGTGCAGCACCTCCACAGGGTGGAGCACCGCCTCAGGGTGCGCCGCCGCCCGATCAAGGCGCAGCACCCCAGCAGGGTGCACCTTCGCAGGCTCCTGCCAATCCTTTGCAAATGCTGCTTGCACGTTGGTTTCAGACAGCCAAACAGATGGCTGCCGCAGATCCGCGTTTGGCTTCAGGTGCAGAAAAAGTATCGCAAGGCATTCAAGAGATGCAAACAGCTTTGGTGACACCTGCACAGCCGACGCCTATGGGACAGCAACCGCAATATTAATGCTTCGGGAGAACATGTAAAATGCCGACGGTTCATGAAATTTTGAAGCAATCCGGTTTGACTGATGAGCAGATTGCAACGCTTGATGCGAAGGCGATTACTGCGTTTACTGGTGTTTTGACGACTGCGGAACAGGAACGCCAAGCGGCACAGGAAGCAGTAGCAAAAGCTGAACAAGAACGACAGACTGTTCAAAAGACGCAGGGAGAAATTGAACAGGAACGCCAAGCGATTGCAGCGGCCAAAGAAGCTGCTGAACTGGCAAAACGCTCAAATGAACAGTTCTATGCAAACGAGATTGCGCCTGCACTGAATAACTGGGGCAACGAAAAAGTGCAGAAGGATGCCGAACTGGCTTTTTACAGAACGCAGTTGGAAGGTGCGAAAGCGGCTGGATTTATTCCGTCTGAAGCTCCTGCATTTCAGCCTCAAGCAAGTGGCGTACAGCCAAGAGACCAGCAAGGGCGCTATGTAGCGGCTGCACCAGGCAGTACACCAGGGAGTCCTACTTTTACGATGGAAGATATTCGCAATGGACTGGGCGGCACGCTTGGCACACTGACCGATATTCAGTGGAAGTATCAGCGACTGTTCAATGAACCATTGCCGATTTCGCCGACTCAGCTGGTGAAAGAAGCCGAAGCTCAGCGGCTTGATCCGGCCGCTTATGCAGAGAAGCGCTTCAACTTCCAAGCGCGCGAACAGGAATTGGTTCGCAAGACGCAGGAAGAGCATGACGCGAAGATTCGCGCTGAAGCCGCTGCACCGTATGAGCAGAAACTTGCTGAAGCGGAAACAGCGCGGCAGAAAGCTATTGAAGAAACGGATCGGAAGTGGGCTGAAAAGATTGGTTCGAATCCAGATGTCCGGATTGCACAGCCATCGCGATTTGCAGATGTGGCGCGTGCAGTAAAAGCCAATGAACGGCCCGATCCGTTGAATTTGAACGAGCAGCAACGCCGCCAAGCAACTTCGGTGGCGATTAAGCATGAAATTTCGGAACAGGCAGTCGCTTAACTTCCGAAATTGCCCATATCGAGTTTCGTCGAGACGCATGCCCCCCTCTTGGGAATCAGCAATGGCTCAAGACCAGAAATGGCTTGAGCCATTTCTATTTCAATCCCAAGAAGGTGACAAGTGCCAACCGATCCGCTCTATAACGAAATCGACGCGTCGAACTTGGAAAGTGTCCGGAAGAACGTCGTGTTTAACAATCTTTTTGTTGACACGCCCTTCCAGGCAAAGCTCCGCAGGGCCGGTGTATGGGATGAATTCCTTGGTGGCGCAGGCATGATGGAAGGCATCCTTTACGGACGCACGCAGGGAGCCGCGGTGAATCCCGGCCAGACTGTCACCGTGACCCGTCAGCAGATTAACACCGGCATCAAGTTCCTGCCGAAGGCGTATGCCACTTGGTATCCGCTGGATGACTGGGAGATGGATGACGGTTCCGGCACCGGTGGTGTGATCAACTCCGGTCCGTCGAAGATTGTGGACGAGTACCAGCTCTACATGGAATGCATGGTGATGACCATGAACACCATGCAGGAGATGGATTCATTCCGTCATGGACAGCCCTCGTCAAGCACGGTGACCGATAACCGCATCAAGGCGATCAATGGCCTGGATGAGGCGCTGAACAACGGTATTGATCCGTCCGTCTACGGCAATATCTACACCAACTATGGTGGACAGGCCCGCAATGGCAACATTGGCACGGCGCTGAATACTACACCGCTTTATCTGGGCACGCCTGCGGGCGGTACTGGCCAGATTGATTTTGCCTCTTTGATGCAGCTTTGGTCGCAGTGCAAAGTAGCCGGTGGCAATCCGACACTGGGCATTACCAATGTGTTCGGCTTCAAGGCCGTGGCGGTGGCTCTGGATGCGCAGCGCCGCGATATTTCAAACACGAAGCATGACATCAAATGGGATGGCCTGAACTTTAACGGTGTGGATATTTACGCCGATCCTCTGGCGCCTTCTGCCCAGGCACAGAACTACATTGAACTGGCACCGGCCAACGGCGCTGCGGGTAATACGAACTTGGCGGACGGCGTAGGTTCGAGCACGGCAACCATCTCGTTTACAACTCCGCAGTTCTACAAGAACGGTGTGGCAGTAAGTACGTCGCCGACTGGCTCTGGATTGCCTTCGACCACAACGATTCAGCCATCGGAAGTTCTGTACTTCCTGGAGCCGGAGAGCTTTAAGATCCGACCGACCAACAAGAAGGGTTGGAACTTTGGTCTGCGCCGTGCGCCGATGCCGAACAACGTATCGATCGATGCGCTGTTCATGCGGTTGGGAACCAACCTTTACAACGTGCAGCCGCGCCATAACGATTACGCATTTGGATTCTCGGCATAACGCCACCCTGGAGGCAGGAAACTGCCTTCAGGGATTCGCCCTGAAATCGACGAGGGCCAGTACAACTTGAAGGAGAAGCAAGATGCCGCTTCAGCAAATTCTACCCACTTGGTTGTCGCTCAACTCAGCGAATTTTACTTCGCCGACGGCGCTCACCGATGTTCGTACTGGCCTGCCGTTCGCTGCTGGCGGACTCAACATCGGTGATTATTTCGATCTGACAGGGGAAGAAGCAAAGTCGCTTTCGAACACGTCTGTCGGTACCTTGCTTTCTGGGCGCTATCGCTTTGTGCAGGTTGACTCGGGTGCAACTCCTGGCAATGTGGCTACTGGCACAATCGCGATGTTCAAGAGTTTGACGAGTTCGAACTATGCTGGCCCGATCAACAATGTGACGAGCTACGACAAAGCTTTGACTCTGAATTCACCGCGCAAAGCTGTCTTTTTGAACACCGTGACACCTGGCAATTTTGGTTTTGTGCAGGAATTGGGCGATGCAACTGTGCTCTTGAAGACGCCTCTGCAAAATTCGGGCACGATCCAAATTGGCGACATTTTGACGATCACCAGTTCGGGTCTTGATGATCTCACCGCACAGACTGAAACGCCCGCAATGGTTGGTGTGGCTGTACAAACACCAGTAGCAGCAACTCTGGTTGTTTGCCAACTGACGGCTCCGGCATTCCAGGAGTAAGACAACCGCGGTAACACGCGGAGGAGTGATCATGATTCTCACAGCACTTGGAAAAGGCACGGGAGCTGGTCCGCTCTATCCGGAATTTGTTGGACGGCGCGGGCTGTTTGTAGGCATTGGCACGGGACCAACAGCCTATGTTGCTGGTGCCGCTGATTCGGTAACGCTTGCGCTGCCGAACTACTACATTGATGCATTGTGTGGTGGTGTGATGTCGACGGATGGCAGTACGTATGCAATCGTTGGCCCTTCTGGATCTGGAACGCGGCAAACATGGAATCTCTACTATTACGTTGCGTCAACTGGCGCTCGGGCTAGTGGGAATCTTTCAACAATGACTTTCCAGATCGCTGCTTTTGTAGGACAGTTCTAACGGAGTCTTCTCCCGAAGGCACATCAGCGGCTCTTGCGGAGCAATCTGCAGGGGCCGCTTTTGGTAAGGAGCGAATGTGGCGTTCACCAACATGATTCAGGAGCTGCTTGGCATTCCGGGGTGCAACCTTGGCCTTGTGAAAACAAAGCTCAATGAATCCTTGCAAGCGATCCAAAACGAAAATGTTTGGAGTTTTCAACTTCAAACAAATGGATGGCTGACGCCTGGCTTGTTGGGTGGCCCTACGATTGAATTCCTGAGTCCTGGCACAATTACAGTAACGCCTTTTACCAATACTGTAACGGGCGATGCAACTGCTTCCGCAGCCTGGATTGCCACGATCACAAACCCACCGCTCATCACGCAATATCAGATCCGCGTTCCTTATTACTCGCTCTACAATATCGTCTCACTGAATTCGACCAATCCATCGGCTGCGGTGTTGACGCTAGATCGACCTTGGATGGAACCTGCGCAGGTAAATGGCGGTTACATGGCCTATCAGGCTTATTATCCCGCACCGGCAGGATTCAAGCGTTGGTACAACATCCGCGACACCACCAATAACAACCAGCTGGATTGGTGGAGCAAGACGCAGATTGATCTTTCGAACGAAGATGCGGAACGCACCGATTTTGATGAACCACTTTACGTAGTTCCTTATGGGCCAGATACACGCACTGGTTCGGCAACGTATGGCCAGATGCTCTTTGAACTGTGGCCGCATCCGATTACGCAACTGCCTTATACCTTTGGTTGCGAAGTTAACTGGCCAGCGCTCACGAATCCTTCTGACACGTTGCCTTTTCCGCTGACGGAAGAGTTGGTGAAGTTGCGTGCTTACGAAATGCTTTACCTGTGGAAGGAATCGCAGAAGGGTGATGAGATGGAGCGCGGAGCTGGAGCTAACTGGCAATTTTTGGTACAAGCTGCGCGCGGTGAATATGTGAACCGTTTACAGATGATTCGCAATATGGACAAAAATCTGGTTGATCTTTACTTCACGAAGATGCAGCGGTTCCCGTCAGCATTTGGCGAACCGTATTCGACTGTGGAGGGGCAACTCAACGTGGGCGGATGGGGAGATTAACATGCCGAGTTATGCAGGAACAGGACAAGCGCAACTGCTTTATGAGAACACGCAGAAGTATTTCTGGCAAAATGAAACCGTGGCGACAAGCACTTTAAGCGTTGCCTATGAACTGCGCCGTGTTCTGGGTGCGTATTATCCCTGGGGATTGTCAGTCGAAGTTATCTTTTCCGGGAATCCTGGTGCATTTGAAATTGACATCATGGGCGCGAACAATGACTTTGCTGTTAATTATGTCCAACTCGGGAGTATTACCGTAACAAACAATTCGACTTCCGGTGCCTATGTCGGTCGTTGGGATATGCCCACGAATGTATGGCCAAAGTATGTTGCTGGTTATCTAAAATCGCTAGGCAATACAGTGAATGTAACTTTGCAGGTGACGCGATGAAAAAAATGTTTTTTTTACTTTTTCTTCTTGTTACCGGGCGAGAAATCTTGTTCGGGCAACCAAGTAATACAATACCCGCTGGTGCGTATTGCTTGAATGCTACCGCCGGATGGATACCGGTTGCAAGCGCTGCAGGAATGGTAAGTCCAACCAACCCTCCGGGTATGGCACTCTATGGATTTAATAACAATCAATGGTATGCCTTGGCATGTGATGCTAATGGCAATCTAGCTGTAACGGCTTCAGGAGGAACGATTGCGGCGGGAACTGCAGGACAAATTGCAGCCTATTCCGGAAGTACAGCGATCAGCGCGATCAGTGAAGTTCCGATTGCCAATTTGACAACGAATCCAAGCACTGTTTTTTTTGTTAACTCAAACAGTTCCTATTCAGGTACGCCAGACGGATCGCCAGATAAACCCTATACCAGTTTTTCGCAAGCCTATGCAGCAATGACCCAAGCAATACCCTATGTAATGATTATTGCGCCATGGACTACGTATGCGGATTTAAATCCCACGTTGCCATCTAACATTACGGGATTGAAAATTTATGGCAATCAAGCTACGTACACAATTGTTTCTGGGACGCTGGCAATATCTTGTCCAACAGTTGTTTTTTATTTGTTTACATCAGGGGCGATTACCAGTTCATCAACATGGTCGAGATATGGAGGATCACTTAACGGGAATTTGACAATAACAGGTACCGGAGAATTTAGAGACACTACTTTTACAGGAGCGGTAGTTATCGATGTTGGAAGTAGCGCCACAGTCTCATTCAACGGTGTGACTTTGGCTGGAACAATTACCTCGCAAGGAAGTGGATCAACAGTAATCATCAAAAATCATAGTACTCTTACAAATTCTTTGTCCTCGCCTAACATTAACATGAGCGCAGGCGGAAAATTATCTATAGAAGAAACTAATTTAACCAATGGAGGAAGTGGTTCCAACATTAATTGCGCTGATGGAGCAACGAGTTCCACTGCAAATTTTATTGGTGATGGAACGATTATGAACAACGGAATTTCATGCGGTACAGCTTATACGTATCTATCTCCAGGCGCAATCGTACCGTCAGTAAGCGGATCAGCGATCTATCCGACGACGCAATCTATTTTTGGCCCGGCGACGGCTCCTAGCGGCAGTTGTTCGCCGAGTGGAGTATGGGTTTTTAGCCAAGATGGACATGCTACGACTTGCATCAGTGGAACTTGGACAACCAAAATCTAGGGGCATTGCGATGAAGAAATTATTACTGATTTTGCTGATTCTATTTTCTGGCTCGGCCTTTGCGCAGGTTGGCGCAATTACGAATTATTGCGTTCTTGGTGCTACACAAGCATCTGTTTCAGGTTTGAAATCTTCAAATGATTTGCAGGGAATTGTTCCGCAATGCACGGTCACGGTCTATTTGGATGGTTATTACGCCGTCAAAAGCGCGACGTACACAAGTGGCGGAACGGTTACAGGGACGAGTGGTAAAACTTGCGTTGCGACATTTGTTGGAGGAACCACGGATGGAACCGCAACGATTACATTGACAGGAACTAACACGATTGCCGCTAACACTGCGTTTGTCATTACGGCTGGTGGCATCTATGCGACGACCCCAACGACGGCGACTTTGAGTAATGGTACGGCGACATGCTCCGGCACAGCGACAGTTTCTGCGGTGATGACACCTGCGCTGGCGACGATTTATTCAGACAAGAGCAGTACGGCATTGACGAATCCATTTACGGCCAATAGTGATGGTTCCTGGCTATTTTATGCAGCAACCAGTAAAGGATATGACGTTAAACTCAGTGGGGGTGTAAGCCCGAATATTTATCTTGTTCCTGTGACATTAACTGGATTGTTTCCGGGGGCAAGTTATTCTTCAGGATGCGGTTCCACTACAGGAATTGTGTGCGATACGGCATATGGAGGCACGGGCATCAACTCCAGTGCAAGCACGGGAGTAGCACAAGTTGATGCTGGCGTGTGGAGCATTAGCACAGCCTTGGCTGATGGCACTACCGCAACAACACAAACTACGGGTGATACTTCTACGGATGTGGCCACGGATGCTTTTGTGGGGGCTACAGTGGGAAATTATCTGCCGCTGTCTGGTGGCACGCTGACTGGAGATTTAATTTTGCCAGGTATGACCCTCACAAGTTTGACAGGTTATCTTTATGCGAATGGCAGTAGCGCAGTAACGGCGAGTACAACCATTCCCATTGCCGCACTTTCCTACGATTCAACGACGGTGAATGGGCAGACTTGCACACTAGGTGGAAGCTGCACGGTAACGGCGGCCGCAACGGGAATCTCTGTAGGCACAACCACAGTATCAAATGGCACAACAGGCTACATTCTGTATGACAATGCTGGCATTTTGGGGAATTTGGCAACGACGGGGAGTGGAAGTGTGGTGCTGGCAACATCACCCTCAATCTCCGGATTAATGGTAACTTCGTCCTTTACAGCGACCGGTCTGGTAACAAATTCTGATCTTACCAATGCTTCGACAACGGTGAATGGACAGACTTGTACTTTGGGCGGAAGCTGCACGGTAACAGCAACAGGAATAACTGTTGGCACAACCACAGTATCGAGTGGCACGAGTGGGTATATCTTATACGATAACAGCGGTACGCTTGGCAATCTAGGCACAACTGGATCAGGAAATGTTGTGCTGATGACATCCCCCTCAGTCTCCGGATTAACGGTAACTTCGTCTTTTACGGCGATTGGCCTTGTAACAAATACCGATCTTGCCAATGCTTCTACGACGGTAAATGGGCAGACCTGCACACTAGGTGGAAGCTGCACGGTGACGGCGGCAGCAACAGGAATCACGGTAGGTACAACGACAGTATCGAGTGGCACGACAGGCTATATTTTGTATGACAACGGTGGCACGCTTGGAGATCTAGCGACGACGGGGAGTGGCAGTGTGGTGCTGGCAACATCCCCCTCAGTCTCCGGATTAACGGTAACTTCGTCTTTTACGGCGACCGGACTCGTGACAAATACTGATCTTGCCAATGCTTCTACGACGGTGAATGGATCAACCTGTACTTTGGGATCGAACTGCACGGTGACGGCGGCTGCGGGAACTCTGACGGGTACGACGCTGAACTCTACGGTGGTTAGTTCGAGCTTGACTTCTGTGGGGACGATTACATCTGGTGTATGGAACGGTACGCTAATT